TCAGATTGGCTCATCGGGCGACTATGCTCAGATTGGCTCATCGGGCAACTCTGCTCAGATTGGCTCATCGGGCGACTCTGCTAAGATTGGCTCATCGGGCAACTCTGCTCAGATTGGCTCATCGGGCGACTATGCTCAGATTGATAGCACTGGAGAAGATTCCGTTATCATGTGTGCTAGCAATAGTTCCAGAGCAAAAGCAAAGGTGGGCTCATGGATAACGCTGGCAGAATGGAAATGGAGCGATGAAAAGAAACGTGATGTTCCAGTATATGTTAAGACTGAGTACGTTGATGGAGAGAATATCAAGGCTGATACTTGGTATCAACTTAAAAACAGAAAGTTTGTTGAAGTAACTGAGTAACTAACCACCCTCTCCTTGGCAACAGGGAGAGGGTAAAAAGAGAAGAGAATATAATTATGACTTTAATGAATTTACAGAAAGAAATTGTTTCTATGATTGCTAAGTGTGGTTCAGAAACTCTTGTTGTTAGAACAGACAGCCAGAGTTGGATAAGAGATATAAAATGTCTAAAGCACGCTAATATTGATGGTAGAGAAATGGTAATCATTGATTGAGGAGGAATAGATATGGATTTAGCAATATGTTTTGTGGCATTTGTTCTTATTGGAATAATGGTAAGTATTGACAATATAGCCAAAGAGCTTTCGAAAATAAGAAAAATATTAGAAGAAAAGGAGGAATAGTTATGGCACAAGAAGGATGGATATGCCCTAGATGTGGAAAGGTAAACGCACCTTGGGTAATACAATGTTCCTGCAATATGAACACTCAGATATTACCTAAAGTCGGTGCTCCTTACTATGAAGGAGACCAAGCAACGTGTAACACAAAGGAGGATAAGCAATGAGTAAAGTAACTGCAATTAATATAATTATCAAAAAGAAGAATCAATTAAGAAAGCATAAAGAGGGATATGTTTCTTACATTAATATTGATGAAGTTCTTGTGTGGTTGAACGATATTCAAAAAGAATTGGAGGATGATTATGACTAGAGAAGAATTACAAAATAAACTTGGCGATGCTATCTGTGAATATAGCAACAAGAACATTATTTCAGAACATAACATCGGCATAGGTTGGCTTTGTGAAGGTCAGTATTGTGAGGAAGCACAAGATGGCTACGCAGCAGAAAATAACATAGAGTTGGAGGACTGGGTATGATACAAAAACAGACATGGAAGGACGAAATCAGAATTTTAATAACTGATGAAGAAAATCTTAGTTCTGTATAAATATCCATTCCATTATATGTTAGTGATATTTTCGGCAAAGCTGATGCTCTAATATATGCACTTTGGGTGGATGTTGTTCATAGGAGACAAGGCGTTGCACAACACCTATTACAACTAGCAGAACAACAAGCTAAGTTGAATGGAGTGAAGACAATCGGATTGGAATTTAATAAAGAAGAATCTGATAGATTTGTTCTAGATTGGTATCTCCGTGGTGGTTATAAACAATTTGAAAAGAAAAGTAATTTATTAATCAAGAAATTGGAGGATTGATATGACAGAAGAAATTTATAACAAAGCTACAAACTTAAGAAGTTTAATTGAAAAAGACAAGAAAGCTCTTAAGTATTGGAAGGAAGCTGTAGATGCAACAGAAGAAACCATCACATTGTCTAATGGGCTAGGATGCATTGGGTATGAAAAAACTTCCATTTTTAGGTTCATATCTTTTAAAGAATTGAAAGATATGGCTATTGAGAGACTTACAAAGAGTTTAGAACAGCATCAAAAAATGTATGAAGAATTATAATGGAGGATTGATTATGGACAGAAATCAAGCTAAAGAATTTTATCCTATTCTGCAAGTTTTTGCAGAAGGAAAAGTGATTGAGTGTAGGACAAAACCGAGTGCCGTAAAAGGCATAAGTGTCCCGAATGATTGGACGGAAATAAAGGAAATAGGGTACTGGGATAATATAGAGTACCGAATTAAGCCAGAACCAAAGTACCGTCCATTCAAGGATGCAGAAGAGTGCTGGCAAGAAATGTTAAAGCATCAGCCGTTTGGTGTTGTTAAAGATAAGTACTTTGCTAATTATCAAACACATCGTGCATTTACATGCTTAGTTACTAATGGCTGTCACTTCCGTGGATATGAAGATGAGACATTTGAAAATAGCTTTAAGAATTTGTTATTTGCCGACGGAACTCCGTTCGGTGTAAAAGTGGAGAAATAGTTATGGCATGGGTAGCAGTAACAAAACAAGGAAGAGAATTTATCTCAATGTGTAAGCCAATAAGAGTGACGGATGAAGATAACTATTATGGTTGGAAAGATACATTTACTGAGATTTCTCTTTGTAGTGGTAGCATCAAGAAACTCATCGGAAGAGAATTGTCTTGGAGCGATGAACCAGTAGAACTTAAATAAGAATAATATGATATTCTATAGATTTGGCGAAATACCTAAAAATGAGAAATCATGTATTTGGAAAGGTGAAGAAAAAGTCGGGGAAGAATTTGGAGTTTCGGTATATGAAGCTCATAAAAACATTAATGGAACATATTCTCCAGTCTTACCTATGCCTGTTAATATGAGCACACTTGATACATTTCTCCATTTTATAAGATATTATAATGGAAAGAAATATTTAGTAACAGGTGATGTTCTTCCATTTGTTGGAACTGATGGGGAACCTCTTATTAAAAATGTAAAAATATTAAAAGAATTATAGGTTATGAAATTAGAAAATATCAAGTTCAAGGCAAAACGTCTTGATAATGGTGAGTGGGTTGAGGGTGACTTAATGAAGGAATCTTATGGTGCTAGAATTATTGGGAATACAAGCAAAGCAGATAATTGGATAGCAGTTAACCCTTCTACCATCTGCCAGTTCACAGGATTGAAAGATTGTGAAGGTAATGAAATTTGGGAAGGTGATATAGTGCATGACAGTTATGACCTTTTGTGTATAGACAATCTCTATGAGGTAGTTTATATTGAAGAAGAAGGAACGTTTGCCTTCAAGAGTTTAGATAAAGTTGACAATTACGAGCCGTTTGTTAATTTATTTGAAGTTTATGTTGTTGGCAACAAATTCGATGAGGAGGAGTAGCGCATGAAGAATAAGATTTTAGACTTAATCAAGTCAGCCGTTTGGCTTGTCTTGTGTTTGCTTGTAGGTGCATTGATATTTGAGGGCTTTCGCTCATTGGTTAATAGTAATGGACCTGCAAAGAAGATTGGTATGTCAGTATTCACTGAGGAAGGACACGATTATCTAGTTGTGGACACGAAACATGGAGTTTGTGTTATCCACGCTGAGAGCTGTCCTTGTCGTAAAAATAAGTAGTTATGGACAAAACAAAATTACATGCATCATTACTCTTCCTGATGCTAAAACTGGAAAAGGCAAAGAGCAACCCGATGTCTGACAAGAACTTTGTTGCTGCATTGACGGAAGTGCTCAGATATTTCCGTGATAACGGAGAGTTGAAGAAAGCCTATGAAAGCCAAAAGGATTCATTGGCAGATATGGATAATAGTTCATGGGTAAAAGCACTAAAGGAATATGTTGCCTCCAAAAATCAAGAAGACGGAGTTGATGCAAAGTTACCTGATATAGATGAACTTCTCAAGGAACTAGCTTCTGATGAGTTCATCGAAAAGAAAATCAAGGATATTCTTGGAGAGAATGATGTGGATAGCAGAAAGGAGGAATAGCTTATGGCTGAATTGTTATTTGACATTTTTCTTTTTTCTTGTACGACTGCTATAGGGTTTATAATAGGATATTATTCACGAAAGTAAAATAGATTATGAAAATAGAAATTAAAAGAGTAACAGACTGGCAGCGTGTAGTGGATGCTGCTCGGTTCACACAAGGCAAGGAACCGCTAGGACATGAGCCTAGCGATGAGTTCAAGAAACAGATGATTCTCAGCGAGCATTCACCGCTCAGAGAATTGGAGTTCGATATTAAGATGTATGGCATACCATACTGGGTGAGCAATCATTTTGTTAGACACGTTCATGCACAGCCATTCGTTTCCACATCACGACCAGATATTACTGGCTCCAAGGTATCTCGTCACGATATGCGTCAGGATGATTTGGTTAACTTGCAGCTATCCCTCAACGCTCAGGAGATTATCAATATCTCGAAGTTGAGACTCTGCAACAAGGCATCCTACGAGACAAGAAAGATATGGATACAAGTGATTGAAGAGTTGAGGAAAATCGAACCACGTCTTGCTGCTGCTTGTGTCCCACAATGTATCTATAGAGGATTCTGTCCTGAACCAAAATCATGTGGAAAGACACAAACAAATGTTTTTCCTATTTATAGAGAAAACTACGAACATTTATTTCTAATCGGTGAACGTATAAAATTAGACTATGAAATATCCAAAATTTAACGTCAATGAATTTGTCGGTGGGTACTTCGAGTACACCACTCCATGCCCATTCGGCATTCAAGGCAAGTACACCCATGAAATACTGATGGTAGGTAGCCTTGCTTGCCAGCGATGCGAGCACTTCCGAGGTATCAACAAAGAAGATGGTATCGTATCTTGTGGAATCGAATAGTTTTAAGAGTGCAGCCTATCTGCATTCTTCTTAATAATTAATCAAATTTTATATATGAATACAAAGAAAATCTCAATCATTCAGCGTATCAAGGAGAAGTTCCTTGGTAAGCAGTTCTTTATTGCAGTAATCGCTAACAAGGGAACCAGTTCCTACTTCGTCAACTCTACCATCTACCGCTCAGAGAAGGAGGTGAAGGCTTACAAGAAATACATCACCACAGACGAGCGTATGAAACAGAGCTTCGATTTCGTAGGCTATTACGGTTTCCGTTCAAAGTTCGACTTCCGCATTCCTCTTAGCGGAAAGCCAGCATCAGTTGAAGAGGCAAAGAAACTGGCAGAGAAGTAGTATGGGAAAGTTGATAGACCTTACTGGACAGCGTTTCGGTAGATTACTCGTCTGCCGAAAATCTGATAAAGAGAACCACCAGCATGGTGCGTTCTGGATATGCAAGTGTGATTGTGGCAGGGGTTGTACGGTTCTAGGTTCTGCTCTTCGTGACGGACGAACCAAATCATGTGGCTGTTACCGCTCAGAGCGAGCATCTTCCATCATCACCAAGTATGGCAACCGCAATGGCAGACCAAAGCGGAAAGAGAAAGTTAACGGATAATATACATTTTATCACTTTTCATATTATATTTGCAACATGAAATTCAAGTATTTAATAGATAAAGTCAATGGTTTCAGGCACCGCAACGTTTTTGTGGTACTGGACGGAAGAGCCAACTCGGTCACGCTCTCCAAGGGCATCTATGACCATATCATGCAGAAGGAGCGAACAGACAATTCCATCTTCGTGTTCAGGTTATCTGACCGAGGTACATACGGATTCTGCATGCGTGAGGACTGGGAAGAACTTCGCAAAGCCAACACCACCTTCGCTCAGCTTCAATTTAATCAGAAGTATAAGAAGGTAGGTTTCAGAAGTGACTACCCTTCCATCACCGCCATCCTTGATGAGTACAACCTTCCTCTCAACAGAATGGTTCGCCTGACTTGCATCCCACGCAAGTCACAAAAAGGAGAACCCTATTACGAAATCATGCGACCGAACTCAAATTTAATCACATGGCAACAAGACAAGAAGTAATACTCAAAGGGCTTACCCACTCTCCATCCGACTACGATTGTCAGGATGGGGAGTTGGCAACCTGCCTCAACCTCATCAACGAGGATGGGGCACTCCACCCTATTCAGCAGCCGATAATAGTAGAGAGTAGCAAGAATATCACCATACACCAATATAGTTCAATAGAACTGGTTCATAAGGTGACACACAATCAGGCTATTCACTCCCACTATATCATACGTACCTCGGACCCGAAAGATAGGGAAAGATGGGAATGGATAGAGCAGGATTCAGCAGATGATACACCTACAGAGTTCCTGCTTGGCGATGATTTCCACGTCAACTCTGTTTGCGCCATCGGAAACGTCTTATGCTTTGTTGGTATTAAAACTACCAAATATGCTATATGGAAGACTGGTTCTTATCTTATTTTCGGAAAAGATGATTTGCAGTTTGGTATTGAGATTGCCAACACTTATCATCAAGACCTTACCTTAAAGGTAGAAGCTGGAGATGATTTCTACAAATACTTTATTGTAGAGGATGGAAATCTCAATTTGTACTACAATACAAGTGCTATTGGTACGAGGAAGATGTTTACAGACCTTGATGCGATTGCCAACAAGAAACTTGCAGAACTCGGAACAGAGTATCTCAAAAGAAATGTTTTCGGTGTGGCTGCTCTTCGTCTTTACGATGGTACATACATCAATATATCAAACCCTTTCGTTCTTCCTAGTGCAGAGTCTAACGCTGTTTCTAGAAAGATAAACATATACAAAGACCCAGTAAAACCTGATGCTCCAAACGGAAAGACTATAACATCAGGTGTCGGCATCAACAAATACACCATAGAAATTAGAGAAGTGGGCAACTTGCAGCAATACGAGGATATTGTTCAGGGAGTTGATATATTCCTCACCAATGGCGAAAGTTTCTATCAGATAGATAAATCTTATAAAATAATCCGTACTGATGATTATGGAGATATAGACTACGTGCTTTTGGATGATATGAACGCAAGAGACGTTCACGACACCATCGGCAATATGCCTTTCTATCATTCGATATTCATTTCTCTTAGTGAATTTGAACATCCGAAAGTTGTTAAGAGGCCAACGCAAGCAGAGGAAAACATTTCTCTTGCCGACCTCAACCGAATAGCATTTGGCGGCACTACTGCTATTACATACAATAACAGACTGCACATCGCTAGCATCAGAAAGAACATAGATTCCAGTTTGGTTCGCCAACCATACGGCTACAAGAATGAAGAATATCTTACTGCCATATACGAGATTCCGACAAACAACGGAACATACTATCTGAACGGATATATTGGTAACTATCAGGATATTATCGCTGTGCCAATTAGTGATGTGAAAGAGATTGTCGTTTACGAAAAACGCACATCTGGGTATCGTAAAAAACGTTTTAAATTATATAGCCCTTCTAATTTTGGCTTGTCATTTTTCGTGCAAACTCTAACTGGAGGTATTGATGATATTATGGGAGGCGATTGGTATGATATTACGGAATCAGACTGGAATGCAATCAAGCAGAAAGCAGATAGTTTTGCCGCATCAAACTCAGATGATTCTTACCAGCCTTCACTTATCAGAGTGAGCGAAGCTGAGAATCCTCTAGTCTTCCCTGCCAAGAATAGTGTTCAGGTTGGCTCATCCATCGTTAGTGCAATGGCAGCAAATACCCGACCAATCAGCGAAGGTCAGTTTGGTGATGCCCCACTCTACGCTTTTACCGATGAAGGTGTTTGGGTATTGATGCTTGGAGAAGAAGGAACCTATATTGCCCGACAGCCAGCCAACAGAGATATTTGCTCTAACCCTAAGGGTATATTGCAGATTGATGATGCAGTTCTGTTCCCTACCGAGCGAGGCATCATGATGCAGCGAGGACGAGAATCTGAGTGCATTACCGATGTATTGGATGGCTTTCCATTCGACTTCACTCTAATATACAGCTATTCCAAGAAAAATCAATACTACCCTATCTCTATTCTTGAACTACAAGATTTTGAAGATGGAGAAGTAGCCTATGTTAGATTCAGGAAGTATCTGAAAAATGCCGACATGATTTACGACTATTACGATAGCCGTATCATCGTCTTCAATCCTAGCTATGGCTATGCGTATGTGTATTCCCTGAAAAGCAATTTGTGGGGAACGATGGTGAATGTGTTCGCCAAGCGAGTTAATAGCTACCCTGAGTCATACGCTATCAACGGTGCAGGAAAGATTGTTAATGTTTACGTTGAAGAACCGAGTGACAACATTCCTTTCTTTTTCTGCGCACGACCATTAAAGCTTGGTCAGGGAGATAGCCATAAGACTATGTTTACTTGTCTTATCCGTGGTTATTGGACGTGCGACTCCAGCAAATCTAACGGACAGATTCTTTTTGGAAGCAACGATATGAAACATTGGTTCTATATCGGTTCTTCTATAGACAATAGTCTTAGAAACTTGGTTGGCTCTCCATACCGATATTTCAGAGTTGCCGTCATTGGTAAGATGAACGCTGATGAAAGCATCAGCAGCATTTCTACTGCTTTCCAACCAAGATGGCAGAACAAACTTAGATAAATATTTTTTTTACTATTTTCTATAATTACAATAAAGGGTAGCAGTCCGTGATGGATAGCTACCATTGCTTTATCTTAGCCTTAAACGACTAACCTAAAATGGATGCAAAGCGATTCTTGCTCTACCAGCCGAGCGGTTGCTGGCATCCTTAATCTTCTTTTTCTTATCCTCAGCCAGTGCCCAGAATCTATCAGCACCATCAGGATAAACAATGATTAACCACTCATATAAAGACTGGTTCACAATATAATCGTGAATGTATACCGTCATGGTATGCACACTTGTCTTCGAGAATCCACTTGGCATTCTCATGGCTAGATAATAAGCATCCTCATCATTTGTCGGGGAACCTATACACTCTTCCCACTCATTGGAATCAAAGCCACCTCCAAGCATTTCCATCTTGGTATATCGGAAAAGCATTTCCTTGCAGTCTTCTACCGCTGAGTCAAGAATCCTTGCCAGTTTATCCCGATTGCCATCCTCGCCCACATCATAGATGTTATGAATCAGGTGTGAATCCTCTACAGAACTAGAGATTGAATCCGCATAGGCAGCAGCCGTATTTTTGATGTCAAACACCAGTTCCTTCTTCTGAAGCTCTATCATTACCTTATAACCAAGATTGCATGTTCTGTATTCTTTCATACTCACCTCCTTCCTTATTCGTTAGGAGCCGTTCTGCTTGGTCTCTCACGTCTGTTGAAGGTCTCATGCAGATTCTTGATAGCTGTTACAGACAATTCCGAATAAGTCTTCGCCTCGTTAGGATTGGTAATAACGAACCAGTCCATCAGAGCCTTGTTGATAATGTAGTCATGGATAGAACTTGTAAGTGCATCCTTCAAAGCAAGCGGATAATTGGATGGAAGGGATAGATTGATTGTAATATTTGTATCGCCATCAATTAACTCGTTAGATGCAGTTGTACCGCTACCGGTTCTTACCGATTCACTTAACTCCACAAGCAGTTGACTATACGCATTCTGAATGCTACGCAAAGCCTGATTCTTGTCTTCTTCATCATCACTTGCCTGAATATTGCTGGCAGCCTCAGCATCCATGTCAGCAGCTCTTCTGCTACGCCCAGTCAGGAATGCCTTGTTCTGAAAGTCATAAATGAGTTCACTCATATACAACGTTATCGTTAAATCTTTTCTTGCCATACTATGATATTTTTGTTCGTGTTGGTTTCTTTTTGAAAAACGCTTTATCCTTGATGTCGAGCAATAATGCAGCAGCGTTATCTGCATACTCCTTCACCTTGTCGTTGGCGGTAATCTCACACCACTTCCCGATGATGCTGTTCACCAAGAATGAGTTGGCAGAGGATTTGATTGATTCGAGTAGGTTATCATCAAATCTGCTAGGCATTTCGAGTTGCCAAGTGATGGTTCCGTATACTCCTGAGCCGCCTGAGATAAACCGTTTCAGCACGTTTCTCAGCGCATCCAGCGATTCATTGAAGAACCGCTCAATCATAGTCAAGTCTGCATCCGTCACAAATACTTGGTCAAATGCCGACTTTCCATCCTCCAGTTTGTTCTTTGCGCCTATGTAGGCAGTAGTTTTTGCCACCTCCTCATAGATGTTACTTTTCGTGATTGTCAATGTGAAATTTGCCATTCTTTATCTTTTTATAGAGTTTATAACCTAAAACGACTAGCAAGACACAGAGTGCTCCAAATGACCAGATAGCGTATTTCAACTGAAACTGCTCCCACTTGGATAACTTCTTCTCTACGGGATAGGGCACTGGGATATAATCTCTTTTCAGGAAGGAATCCACCCTTACTTTGTACACATTCTTGAAGACGGTCTTCTCATGCCATCGGTCAAGAAAGCAAGTATCTCCCTTCTGTCTGAGGAAGATTGAATCACGCACAAAAACGCTGTCAGAAGTATGCAGCGTATCGTGTTTTACTACGTCCCGACATATAACTTTTTCCATCGGGACGTATTTTGTCTTGCATCCCGACAGAAGAAAAGCCACCAGCAAGATACCAATCACGTAGAGTGCTACTTGCCAAAAATCAGTATCGTACCATTTTACTTTCATAGGCTAAACATTAAAGACCTTCTTTGCTCTTGTAAGAAACTTTCGTCTTGATTTCAAGCCGTTGGTTCCACCATTGATTGTCTTGGTAATAGCCACGAAACTATCACTATCAGCCAGTTTGTTCAGGTCATGTTTCCACCACCACCACATAGCACTCTTCGTTGCTCCTAGCGGAAGCTCCAGCAACTGAGGATTCTCCATGATGTCACCAGTGCAATACTTGCTGTTCTGATAAGCCTGATAGTTGGCTCTGCCAGTAATCTGAATCAAGCCCCTACCCCGATACTTGTAGCCATCACCATCTTTAAGGTTGCCGAGCATGTTCTTCAACTTGCCCACATCATACCTATGGAAGTAGTCCTTGTTGCCGAGTTCCTTGGTGTATCTCAGTTCTCCACTCTCATGTGCAATTTGAGCCAAGAAATGAGCCATTCGCTTAGGAGTATCAATATGGAACACCTCAGCATAGCCATTGATATAAGGAAGAAACGCATCCACCTTATCCTTGGCATTCGGCATAATAGCCAAAATCTGTTCTCTTGTTACCTTCATATTACTTGCCCTCCTTCACTTGTTTCAGCATACTTGCGAGTTCATCCTTCACCTTGCTCTCAAAGTTGCCTAGTTTTGTCTTGAAATAAACGTTTACCCCGAATATTGCTCCAGAGTAAATCAATGTCTGACTGACATACCACAGCACACCATCAGACACCACATAATTGTTGAGAAAGAATGATAGGAAGGTGAGTACAACACCACTCACTAGCATTCCTATAGCTGCACCATATTGCAATCCTTCACGTACATTTGGAGTCATATCTTATATTTATATATTATTAATAATATGCAAAGATAAGAAATGATTCCCAATTAGTTACTTTATCCGTTTATTGTGTGCCATATTTTGCTGGTAGGATGCAAGCAGTCAGGGTCTTGCAGATACTCGATAGCCATCAAAACCACCATTTCCTTCAACTCATCAGCATCTTTGCTATATCGCTCCAGCATCACATGATGGTCACTTCTCATCAGGTTCATAGTAACAGCCAAATCATGGATGGTATAGTCAGAAATATCATCCTGATGCTTGTCAAAGGCTTCTCTTATCTCATCATCCGAGAAGAAAGGAACCGTATGCTTGGTTCCGTCAGCATCCTCATACCACATCTTGCTGATAGCATCATCGGCAAAGTGTTTGTCAAAATGCTCTTCGCTCAACACACCATACACCATCGCACAAAGATGATGCTCCTCCACATCGCTCAACTTGCATGAGAGACACTTGCCGACTGCCTTAGCTATAGCCAACATCTGTTCAGGAGCCATTTCCTGCTGATACTTTTCTACGAAATCTACGAAATTCATACCTATACAAATTAAAAGTTTATGATGTTGCAAAGATACGAATATCTTAAACGCAGCACCATAAACTCGTAGATATTTCTGTAGCTATCTGAATATCAGACAAATACAGTTACGACAAAAACACCTCCTTTCTTTATTCGTCCTTAAATCTGGTTCTCTTCTCTCCACCCCTCGTCCAGATGTCGCTTTTCTTGCGTTTCGCCACCTTTCCGATAACGTCATTCTCGTAAAGTTCGGGCTTATTCTCCCTACCTTGGGTCTCTGAAGCAACACCACCATTCGGGTTGCCACCTTGGCTGGCATCAGGTTTCCCATTGCCATACCATTCCTTGTCACTTGGTTTGTCTGCAATCATAACTATAAACTATTAACTATAAATTATAAACTAAGCAGCAAGCGGTGGGTTCTGTCCGTCAGGACTCACTCCCTGACCGCTCATCATCTGCTGCAACATCGCCTGAGCCTTCGGATTGCTCTGTGATGCCTGAGCAACTTGGGCTTGAAGCTGAGGAGAGAATCCTTGTGGAGTCTCACCATTCTGAATGGCTTGCTGGTTGGATGCAACCGATTGCAACAACTCCTCTCCAAATGGGAAATCTCCTACTTGCAACAACTGCTCCAGCGTGATAGCCTGATTCTGCCATAAGGTCATAAGGAACTCATTTGCCATCTGTCTGTATACAGGAGTAGCCGTACTTTCCGTGATGTTGATGTCAAACTCAACGTCTCGTATCTTCTTAGGGTCGTAGTGTACAATCTGTCCTGCCCTACCCACGATATTGAAGTTACGATCCACGTCATAGTACTGCTGCATATTCTTCACGGTCTTGTAAGCACCATCAATGATGAACTGGCTGAATGTCTCCAATATATCAAGCAGCGACATGGTAGCATTCTGTGTCTGCTGTGCATAGAGCGAACCGCTCGTACCTGATACTCCTGGTTTACCTTGCAATGCTCCGTTCACTCCCGATATATCCTCAAAGAACTTCAACTGATAGCTGAGCAAATCACCGATACCGATGTTCGTAGAGTTATTCGCCACTTGCTGAGGAACCTGACCGCTCTTGTTTGGCTTGTATCTCACCACACCATTGAATCTACTCCACTCATCGCAGAAATCATCCCAACTCATATCATCAGGAAGACAATCCTCAGGACAGAGCAGCACACCCTTGGCACTCGCACGCATGATGAAGTCATACATCGTGATAAGTCGGTTCACGTATCTCTGCTGGTCAATCACATCTTCCACGAAGCTGTGAATCTCGCCATCAATAAACGGATAGAACTTAAAGCAGTATGGATGCTCACCATGAGCATAAGGAGTCTCGCCTTCTCTCAGAATATCACCGAAAGGAGAAAGATAGTAGAAATGCCAGTAATCATCCATAAACCACTCGGCATCAATCAGAGGAATATCCTCTTCCATCATGCCAGCAGCCATACCTCGCCTGATTCTGTCTCTGTTCTCTGCATCTACAATATCAGCCTTATCCTCAATATCAATCTTGAAATCATCGCCATTGTTGTAGTCGTGGCATCGGTACCTTGGCTTACTCTCCTTGCGCCAAACCTCAATCACTCGGCAGAGCGAAGGGTTGGCAGGATTCATAAAGTCGATAGTCTTAGGGTCGAACTCACCGAATCGCTGAGTGCAGTCTGCAATCACGAAATCTCGGTTAGCCGCTAACCGGTATATTTCCTTCAACTTCCTAGCTTCAGCAGGAGACTTGGCAAACTCTCTCAGTACGTTGCCGATGGTAATGTCATGCACCTCACCCAAACAACTCACGTCCCAACCACGGAAATCCCTCATATTGTTGTCTATGAAGAAATTGTTCGGATTCACGTAGTCAGTCCAGCAATCCAACCTGCCTCTTCGCCATCCATACTTTTTCTTATAGATAGCAGCACCGCTTATCAGGAACTCTTCCATGGTTCGGGCATCCAGTTCCGTCTCTCGGTTCAGTTGTCGGTTACATTGCAGCACCACGCTCATGGTCTCACCATATCGTTTCTCATCCTTATCTCTGGCATTGCAGGTAGGTTCCTTGCTCTGGGAGCGATATACACCCAGCACATTCTTCACCAACCTACGGATAAGGTTGTTCTTCAATGGTTCGCTACCCTGCTCACGGATATAGTCTTCCTCCTTGATACGCTTTTTAAAGCCACACTTGCTTTTGAACTCAATGGTATCTCCCCACTGGTCTCCATAGCAGTATCGCTTGTTTCGTAATCTTCTCTTTCGGAAGTTATCCATATTGTTATAGTATCGTTGAGCCTCCAGCAAGATTGAGAAGGCACGCTCGTATGGCTTGTCAAATCGGTTCTTGGATGCCTTCACGCTATCCAGTTCTTCCTTGTCAAGCACCCTACTCAACGATAGCAGTTTGGTTTCTTCTTTCTTCTTTGCCATAATTTATGATGTTGTAGGTTCAACAATATGTGCCAACTTTCTAGCCACTCCAAGGAATCCGCTTGCAGTATCGGTATCGCCAAGGCTGACACAAGTGAGATAGCCAGCCATGTAAAGAATAGAATCTTTCAGGACGGAAGGCAAACTGATTTTCTGTTCGGTAGTGATAGATGGAATCTGAACGTAGATGAATGCCAACGTAGCATCCTTCTTTGTGCTGGTATATAGTTCGATACTCTTGCCGTTAGCCGTATGCACGATAGCCCCAATCGGTCGCTCAGGATTTCCCCTCACACCATATTTGCAGTTCTGATACTTGTAGGCATCATCACTCTCTGAAATGATTTCGGCAGGACGGTTCCATCCTTCTGCCTTCACAGAAAGGATTCTCAGCATATCGGTAGGCAAAACCATCTTACCCACGTAATAGCCGTTGCTATCCGTCCATGTCACTTCATTCGTACACGCAGTACCTTCCACCATATCCTCAGGAGCTTCAGAAAGAATGATTCTTGCTGCATCTACGATTTTACTCTCAATAAGTTCTGCTTGCGAGAGTGTATCAGAATCGCTAGGAGCCAGCAAACCAGCAGACTCTTGGTTTCTATCCAAGAGCACCTTCACATCTTTCACTAAATCAGATACAGCATATTCTACCATTACTCTAAACCTTCTAGTTCAACACCATTTTCTTTAGCAATCGCCAAGATGTCTTCCTTGGTCTTCATCTTGGAACGGCTCACACCATAGGTCTCAGCCAGATAGTCCTTGGCATCCTCAACGTCTGTCACTACGTGGGTCTTCTTCTCGTCAGCCACTTTCTTCTTTGCCTTGGCAGCAGCCTTCTTCTTGGCTTCCGCAGCTTCCTTCTTCTCGTCAATACTCTCCACCAAGAAGAACTTGTCGTTGAACCAATAATGAGACTCGATAGCCTTCTGTACCTTCGGGTCTCTTGTCATATAGACACTACTTCCCATGGTCTTACCCTCAAAAACAATACGCATTCGCTCATCACCTACCATAACGCTGAATGCCAAATCAGTACCTGCTTGATATTTATTAAACATGATTATACCTTATTATATATATGTGTTACTAAAAAAGGGATGGGGCTAGTGCCCACACCCCTCACTATTTGATGAATAAATTGCAATTCTACTTGCTTTTAGGCAGCAGCCTTGGTTCCCTCTGTATCAGAAGGGCTATCTGTTGCAGGAACCGCAGCAAGGCGCATACGAGCGTGTGCCTTAGGGTACTTCAAGTACAGACAAGCTACCTCCTGAATAACTACTGCATCGGTGTTACGGATGCCAGCCTTCTTCAAGTCGAGCACGTTTCGAGTCCAAGACAAGTGTACTCGCTTAACCAAGAACTCAGGGTCAAGGGCAAAGCCGCAGTCGCTCATGCCGAAGATGTCAAACAACTCAGAGTGAATCATCAACACCTCACCGAAGTCAGTCTCCCAACTCTTGAACTTCAAGTCCCAAACCTCAACGGTGTCCTTCAAGCGGAACTTGTCAGAATCAATCTTACTGAATGCGCTCACGAAATCTGAACCAGCGATAATCACCTTGCGCTTGTTGCCGATACCAGTACCAACAAACAAGTCTTTTGAAATGTCAACCAACTCCAAATCAGTAATCACTCGTTCATTCTTGCCGTAGCCCTTCTTAATATCGTCAGCAGTAGCAACATGACCTACCTCAATATCCTTACCAGCCATCCACCAAATACCCTTGGTAAACCACTGGGAAGAGTTGTTCTTGGTAGTATGCTTGATACAAGCCATATCACCGAAGAGATAAGTACCTTCCATCGCAAGACGCATATCATAGATACTATCCTCCTCGATGTCAGAGAAATCCCAGTCTACTCGCTTAGCTGCAATCTTATTAAAGGTACTCTCCTCTACCTGAATCATGAAGTTCTGGCAGTACTGAATCTCAGAATCAGGAAGGTTGTTGAAACGACCTGTCTGTACATCCAACTCACCGCAACTCTTAGCCATACGGATAAGTACCTGACCCTTCTTCAAAACAGGAATGACGATAGCCTGCTTGCTGACCAACTCACCATTTACAGCATACACAATAGGATAACCCTCTGTATCTTTACCGCAAACGCAAAGTTCCAAATCAGGAGTAGGAGCATCTGTAATTGTTGAATAGGCAACACCCTTATAGTTGGTAATAGCCTTCACACCCACCACTCGGATGGTATCATCCAAAGTAAACATTTCAGGGTCTTCTACCTTCAATACCATAGATGTACCAGTACTCTTCGTGGTATCCTCCTTGACGGTTGTCTTGATAGGACGTGTACCGATACTCCAATACTCAACTACAAACGAACTAGCAGGCTTGGTTGTCGCATAGCGTGAAATCTGGTCAACTGGAGTAGCCATCGGACGAATCTTGGTAATCTTGTCGTTGATGTCGTTCTCATAGAACTCCGTACCATTCTCGTTAAAGTGCTCACGACCTTTTCCCTCAGTAGCGATACCATCATCCTGACGAGCCGCACCACCATTGCCAGCATCATTGGCAGCAGTAGCACCACCAGCTTCCGCAGCATGACCACTCTCGGTAGTACCGCCATCAGGCAGAGCCGCCTCAGCCATGATAACCTGACCATTCACTCCAAAAATAACTGCCATAACCATCAGGAAGACGGAAAGCAGCCGATTAAATGTACTTTTCTTCATTGTTATCCTAAATTAATTAAACATTATATATTATCTTTTCTCCTTGTCGAATTATCTAATGTGTGTTCTCTTCTCATTGCCACGCTCCCAGATGTTACCCCTACGTGCTGCCCTTCCTACTGCACCAAGGTCAGGCTGGTTATCCGTCTGCTTGTTCTCTGCATTGGCAGAATCAAGTTCGGCAGTACCATCACCCTTTTTTCTCAGTTCAAGGTTCTTGACGTGCTTGCTGTTCTTGCCACGAACTTCACCCTCATGGGCAGCATCAGCCACATCAGTATCATGGTTCTTTGCCTTGATGAAAGCAGTAATCATATCCTCGGTAAACTTGCCTGTCACCACATTGCGCATAGTCTGAAAGCACTGGTCGATGGCATCGTTCACAGCTTCCTCGCCATACTTCTCTTCCAACTTGTCGAACACCTCATAGCTGGAAGGCATGTTCTTGTCATACTCCTCCTGCAATTTCTTGCCGTTGGCAGCATTCTGCAAGAACTCCGACTGAGCCGATGCAATCTCATCCGCATTGTCAGGGTCTGAATAGTAATCAATGGCATCCTCGCCATGAGTACGAATCAACTCAGCGTAAGGACTCTTGCCAGCCTTCATCGCTTGAAGGAAGGTAGCCGCCTCAGGGTCACTACCCAGCCAATCGCCAATCGCCTTTTCATTATCCTTATAACCCTGCAAAGCCTTCTGGTCAGCATCATAATCATCGTTGATGGCTCCATACATAGCTTCATCATCCGCATACTCCGTATCAGGGTGGCGGGTCTTCAAACGCTCCAAAGCCAAGTCTCTCTTGGTCTTGGTATCTTGCTGTTTTGCAGCACCAGCATTCTGCTCAATATTTGTATTTTCGTCCATATATATATGTGTAAATTTATAAATCAATGCCCAAAATTAATGCTTTTTTCCGATTTTCATCTTTTATCCGTTAATTTAGTCTAATCGGATGCGACTAATTCAATACTTTTTTGTATATTTGCAGGGTCAGATATGAAATATAAGGATTCACGATGCTATTTTATAGAGGAACGTGATGCTGATTTATTGAGGGCTTACAAAGAAATTATTAATGTAAGAGACAATATCAGACTCTCAGAGATTGAGGAAAAGCTAGCCCAATCTCCGAGCAGAAGATTTTGGGTTTCAGAAGACCGTGCTTATATAGTCATATTAGACTTACTGAAAGGAAAACCTCTTGATAATATGATACCTACCAGAAAGGAAATGTATCAGGAGATTTTCAGACGATTCCAGATTCATAAGAGTAATGAGCCATATCTCAGTAATATGGATATTATCAAACGTGTATGTGCTGAAAAAGCACCCAGTTTCTATTTGACTCCTCAAAGCATACACGTAATTCTTAGCAGGGTGAGAAAGGAGGAGAAGAAAAGATGCTACGAGAGACGAAAGAGAAGATTGCGCTTTATGCTGGGTACATTATAATAATGTGTATCACGCTTATGGGATATGATGGCATGGGTCTCTTTGACGATTGTTCTATTCAGAACCGACTAAGCTACCCTTTCTTTCATCAGAACATCTTTCATGCTGCCATCAACCTTTATGTCTTCCATCAATGCTACCGAGCCATCCCTTGTGGCATCGGTCACTTGGTGGCATTCTATCTCATAGCCATCAGCTATCCATTCACCTCTTCCCTACCAATCATCGGTCTCAGCGGCTTTATCTATGCTTACATGGGCTTTATCGCCCCTTACGTGGAGAATAAGGTAAGATACAATCTCACCATTCTCCTATATATCTGTGTTGGAATCTTCTTCCCTTGCATGGCAGTTGGAGTCCACATCTATTGCTATGTACTTGGTCTGTTGTGGGGTTATTTAAATGCACCGCTATGCCAAGACAAGTAACCGCCAAACTGACTGATGCACTCGATAAACACGTATTGGGCATCCTGAAGGAGAACGAGAAACGCATCAAGGAAATCAACACACCATTCAATCCTATCAAGGGTGAAGGTTGTGGAGATAAGCGATTCCTGCTCTTCCTTCCTGATTTCCCGATTCAGAGACAGCAGCTTCCAGTTTCAATGAAGAAGATTCCGCTCGTCAAGATGCTCATTGAGTTTGGTAGTTGCAAGGCTGTAATCAAGGAACTGCACAATGATATAGACGAGCCATACAACCTAGAGGAAGAAATGGAGCAACTGGTGGAGCAGTTCACTCGAATCAGAATGAAGCACGACCCTTTCTTCTTCTTTGCCACATTCATCTATATCAAACCGAAAGGTGGAGGTCTACCCTTCCGCTTTGTGCTCAGAAGACCGCAGCGCAGACTGCTCAGGTGGCTGGAGGAGCGAAGAAAGAAGAATCGCCCTATCCGTCTCATCCTGCTGAAAGCCCGACAATGGGGAGGTTCTACGGTCATTCAGATGTACTTTCTCTGGCTGCAACTCATGTGGCAGAAGGGTCTCAATTCGCTCATCGTGGCTCAGGTGAAAGATACAGCAGAGACTATCCGAGGAATGTTTGAGGAAGCTCTAAAAAACTTCCCAACCAAGTTCCTCTACGAAATGGGTGAAGCCTTCTCTGAGAACGAACCGAAGTTTGTTGGAGTGGGAACATCAGGTAATGTAAAGAAGGTTCCTCAGCGATTCTGCAAGATTAAGGTGGGTTCCATGGAACGACCACTATCAGCAAATGGTGAAGACTACAACTTGGTTCACCTTTCCGAGGTTGGATTGTGGAAAAAGACGGATGGTAAATCTCCTGAGGAGGTAGTACAGAATGCTACTAATGGTATCTTGTACCGACCATACACGATGATTGCCTATGAATCCACCGCAAATGGTACTGGTAACTTCTTCCACAAGGAGTGGCTTGCAGCAGTCAAGGGAGAATCTCAGTTTGAACCATTCTTTGTTCCTTGGTACGAGATATACGATATGTATCATCTTGAATTTGAAAGCAAGAAACAGAAGGTAGAGTTTGCCAAATGGCTATATGAGAACCGCAACAATACAAATACGATGTCCGACCGAGAGGAGCCATGTACCTATCTTTGGAAGTTATGGACACTGGGTGCTCCACTCGAAGCCATCAACTGGTATATTGCCGAGCGCAAAAAGTTCACCGACCATGCCGATATGGCTGCTGGCTACCCTACCGATGATATTGAGGCATTCAAGCATTCAGGAGCCAAGGTGTTTGCCGAAGACAAGGTTGACAAGTTCCGCAAGGGATGCCGAGCACCTAAGTTCATCGGTGATGTTTATGGTGATGGCTACAAGGGCAAGAAGTGTATGCAGAATGTCCGATTCTGTGAAGACAAGCAGGGGCAGTTGTGGATATGGAGCAAGCCTGAGACCTTTGATGATTGCAAGGTGATAAACCGCTATCTGGTCGTAGTGGATATTGGTGGACGTAGCAAGAATGCCGACTGGTCTGTTATCTGTGTCTTCGACCGCTATTGGATGATGGAAGGTGGCAAGCCGTATGTGGTAGCCCAATGGTATGGGCATATTGATATGGACTTGCTGGCGTGGAAGGCGGCTCAGATAGCCAAATACTACAACGATGCTCTGTTGGTGATTGAATCCAACACCTTAGAGACGAAAGACAAGGAGCACATCCTGGAAGGTGGTGACCAGTCTGAGTTCATCCTAAATCAAATCAAGGACGTATATGACAACCTCTATGCACGCAAGCAGAGCGAATCAGACATCAAGAATAAGGTTCCAGTGAAGTACGGATTCCATACCAACGTGGCAACCAAGCCAATGGTTATCTCAGTATTGGTTCAGACTATCCGTGAACAACTCTATGTAGAGCGAGACGATAGATGCTTAGATGAATATCTCACCTACGAGAAGAACGGAACCGTATATGAGGCAGCAGACGGAAAGCACGATGATTTGCTCATGACCAGAGCCATCGGACTCCACATCTGTTTCAACGAAATGGAAATGCCTAAGATGATTTCCATTCAGGCAAGAGTAATGAGAAGAAAGGTTTCTGTTTCGGCAGCAACCATCATATAGTTTCAAACAATTAATAATTACGATTATGAAAGTAACAAAGATTTTCAAGCGCATCAAGTGCGAAATCATGTACCGCCAAGCTACGGCCAAGGCAGACTACGCATCTAAGAAGAACAATGGTGAAATCTTCTACGTCCTTCCTACGCAGAAGGGCAACCTCATGATTATGAACCGCTCACTCTTCGAGGCATTCAAGAAGACCAAACTGGTAGACAACGACATGAAGGTCAGAGACCTCTTCAAGGATTGTGTCTACCATACCAACTGCAAGAGCAAGAAAGGCAAGGAAAGCCGCAAGCGCAAGTTCCTCCGCTGGAAGGGCTTAAACTAAAAAATTCCACCTAAATAAACGGATAAAAGATAGGTAGAGAAAATTATACCTATCTTTGCCTATTATTAATAATGTGTATCAAATATGATTTATAAAATAGTACAAGGAAATAGTTTCAAACTCCACATCTTGGTGCGGAAAATGGACGTATCGAAAGAGTTCCAGCGACTCGTTGACTTCGATATGAATCTTGCTACCGACATCAGGGTTGAGTTGTCGGGCTGTTTCTGCAATACAATTTCTGTTCCAGTTCAAGTAGCAGGAATCAAAGGCAACGTACTGATATGCGACATTCCTTCCACTCTTGATTACGGAAACTATAACGTCAGGGTATCATGGAAGTATGATGGTAGCGAAATGGTCAGCATCGAGCGCAACCTTCTGAGAATCGTAGAACACAACTCTATGAGCAATGTTCCTATCGGCATCACGGAAGGAGAGCATACTGGCTTATTCAACCTCCGCTACTACATCGTGACAGAGAATCAGTCTACTTGCCCTATTTCTTTCATCGTTGATAACGCTAAATTCAGCTACACCATCAATGGTGAAACCCAAATGGTAGAGAGTCAGGAGAACTTCGTGATTAACGGAACTATCAGCAACGGAAAGAAACTAGAAGCTCAGTTCATGCCTATAGAAGGTTTCAGCATCGGTCAGGTAAAGGTTATCATGGACGGAAAGGATGTTACTGCTGAGTATTACAACAGCAACACCCATAAGGTCTTCATCCCAGCCGTATCAGGCTATGTTACCATCACGGCAAGTGGAACCGTCAAGGCAAGCTATTATGGAGCTTCGTCAGCCAAGAATATGAGTGAGTTGAACATGGAAGACCTTACGCTTATGGAAGGCACTCTTGTCGGTCAGACTCTTACCATTGAAACCACGGAAGAGAAACCATACATCTGGTTTGCAAGCCGCCAGCCACTTGTATTCAATCAATGTGGGTTCGATGCATCCATGAACACCACAAAGCTAGGTAACCTCTACTACTATTGGTCAGACGAACTTGTAGCTGGTGACGATAACGAATATCAAATTAAATTAAAAGAATAATATGGCAGAAAAGAAAAAATACAACAGCATCCTCATCAGTGGGCGCAAAGACGAGACTCTGACATATTCAAAGTACGTCAAGGACGAGGAATCGGGAGAATCCGTCAAGGAATCACTCGACAAGAAAGTCAACGTCACTGATGAGTTAACAACTCAGCAAATCAAGGATGGTGCTATCACCAACGAAAAGATTGCTGCTGATTCTGTTGGCAACATCAACCTCCAAGATGGTTCTGTCAGCAACGAGAAACTGGAGGATGGAAGTATCACCAATGAGAAGTTAGCAGAGAACTCCATCACCAAAGACAAGTTGAAAGACAACACCATCGGTGTAGAGAAGTTAGACCCAGAGCTTCGTCAGACTATTAATGCGGCTACTGGTCTTCCTGAGAATTTGGTAGAAACCATTCAGAACGTTGATGATACGCTGAAAGACCATCAGAGACAGATTGATGATAAGCAATCACAGATTGATGATAAGCAGCAGCAAATCACCGCCAACGATGAAGATATTTCATTGTTGCAGACTCGCAGTACTCAGATGGAAGAAACCATCAAGTCTATAGCCGCTACTGGTGGAGCAAGTCAGGCTACAGCCGTTACTTATAATAATGAAAAGTCAAAACTTACCGCAGTAAATATCCAAAGTGCAGTAGATGAGGTTGTTGACAAGACAGCTATCAAGGATGAGGAAGGAACGGTAGTAGAAACTCCTTTCCGCTACATTCAGAATGAAGAGTTCATCTTTGCCAAGGTGGATGCAGAAGACAAACTTCTCTTCGGTTTTCAGTGGGATGGTACTCCAGTATTTGGTAAGACAAGTGCAGTAGAGGACAGATTGCAGTCACAAGTAAATTTATTGGCTGATAAGATTACCACTATCTTGGGTGATGATGATACTACAAGTGCTATTGACACATTGAAGGAGTTGAAGAACTTCTTTGCTAGTATTGATAATACTCAGACCCTTACAAGCATCCTTGCAAATCTCAATAGTATCAGCACCAAGTTAGGAGAAGACATTAAAAACCTTAAAGACACGAAGGTTGATAAAGAAGAAGGCAAATCACTCATTGAAGATGAAGTAAAGGAGTGCTTTAGAATAATTGAGAACGAAGAGTTCATCAAAGCTATAGTGGATTCAGATGATAAGGTTCTCTTTGGTTTCTACAGAGCAACTGGCAAGCCATATTTTCCTCTTAGTGAAATGTATCACGTTGAGCAGAATGAAGAGTTCTTCGCAGTCTGGCTTGATGCAGCTAATCATGTGCTCCTTGGTATCAGAAGAGACGGAGAAATCATTGGAGAAATCCATGCAGTCAATGCCTTGAAACAAGTTGTATCTCAGCTTCAATCAGACCTTGCATCATTGCAGGAGAAGTTAGGTACAATAGACGCCAATCTCAAAGAACTTCTTGACGTATTCTCTTTGCAGGATAACGAGGAATATCTTGCAGTTGAGCAAGATTCAGAAGGTAAAGTGTTGTCTGCAACGCATCCCGATGGTAGTCACTATATCTACAATGCGAAGTCCGAAACTATTCCGACAGAGTTTTCTCATATTGAAGACCCTGAGGGTAGAACTGAAATCACAACGGATGCAGAAGATAAGATTCTTGGTTACAGAGATTCAGAGGGTACTCGCCATGAGCACAAGATTTCTGCTAAACACCTAGAATTATCTAGTGAAGCAGCCAAAGAGGTTAATGATGCTTTCAAGTCTGCTGGTATCAAGATGGAGAATCCTTCTGATTTTAGCAAGGAATCCCATATAGAGCTTCCTATCCCACGCATTGCTGCACAGGTGAGAATCTATGCACCTAAGCTGCCAGCGACAAAGACTGATGATATTGAAGCAGAAATTGAGTACAATGACAAGGACGGAAACTATTTTCGCAAGCCAGTTATCTTGAATGCACAAGGCTCTTCATCTATGTATTACTATGTGAAGAATATGGCAATAGACCTCAACGATGCAAGTGAGATTAAGTTTGGTGATTTCCCAACACAAGATAGTTTCCACTTGAAGAAGTACTACATTGATGCCTTCCGTGGTCAGTGTATAGTGGGCTATTGGCTGATGGAACAGGTGTATAAGTCTCGCTCTATTGGTCAGCAATATCCATACGAATCTAATTACTCCAATGATAGCGTAGTAAATGGCTTAGGTGATATAAAGAAGGACTTCTTCACAGGTGCTAAGTGTCACCCTGATGGTTTTCCTATTGTTATTACTTGGATAAACTCTGATACTGGTAAGGAAACTTGGATGGGTGTGTATGCCTGGAATCTCAAAAAGTCAAAGGAAGTATATCAATGTGACAAGAAGAAAGCTGAGAATATAATCTTGGATGGTCTCATTGACGATACCACTCTGTTCAATGGTACTGTAGATTGGAGCCAATTTGAAATACGAAATCCTAAGTCTCTGATAGATATTAATGGAGATAAGTATGACGGCGAAAATCCTAAAGAATTATCTGATACAGATGAGCTTAGTAGTAAGGTGAAGCAGTACATTAAAAGATTGTCTTCCGCAGCTGCTGAATTGGGTAAGTCAAACACAAAAGAAACATTTGAGAAATTCTTTATCCCAGCACCATACATAGACTATGAGTTAGTTAGTGAAATCCTATACAACATTGATGGTTATCATAAAAACTGGATATGGGTTCTATACAATGGTTTGCGTACGATGCCAACATTGTATGATGTAGATTCTATCTTTGGTAGTCAAACAAAAGGTATGTATATCTATAAGGACAGTACAACAAACATATTGGGAAGCAAGGGATTTCCAACAGACCATTTGCTAAGCCTGTATAAAACAGAAGTAGAAAAACGCTATAAGGAGTTAAGGGATAATAAAATATTTTCTGTACAGAATATTGTCTCACTACTTGCAAAATGGTGTAACTCAGTCGGATATGATAACTACAAAAAGGAATTTGAAGTATATAATGAGACCCCATCTCACAGGGATGCTTTTGTTAATGATGGCTGGGAAATCATAAGCTATACAGATGACCTGTACATCAACACCTATGTAGAAGATAAGACTTACAATGAGGGCGATACCTGCACCTTGGGTGGATGTACCTTGCAAGCAACAAAGACCATGCAAGGTGTAATTCCTTTAAGCCATTTGTATACTAACAATCCAACTGGTGGAGGATATTATAACTCAATACAACGTGTGTCAAATTGGCTGACTGAACGTATAAAGACACTTGATACATATTTTAATTATAACAAATAATTTTAAAATAAAATAATTATGGAAAAATGTTTAGTAACTAAACTCCAAGGTATAGTTAATAACAAAAGTCTACGAAAACTAGACGAACTCATCATTGACTATAAAGCTGGAGCAGCAACGGACTATTCAAAGCAAAAGGTGTATATAAACTCTAGCCTTGGAAGTCCAGCAATTAGGATGATTGGTTCAAAACTTGTCGATACATCGGGTAATGATGCACAAAGTACACTAGGTAACAATTATGTCAGCAATTTTGATTGCCATATATATATTGACAAAAGAGAATTGTTGTCTGATTTGTCTTTTGATGGCGAAAGATTTGCATTCAACCTTTCAGAATTGTTATACTGTAAAAATATGGCTAACTTTACAGGTTCAAACTCTTCGGGTGTAAATGGGGATATTTCTTGTTTCAAATGTACTACAAAAATTAAAAGAATTTCATTGTATGGAGATAAAAATGTAAGAGGTGATATATCTGTATTGGCAAATTATGATATTGAGCAACTGATTCTTCATAGTTGCCCAAACATAACTGGTACTTTGGATTCACTGTTAAATAGCACATCATTGTTTGATGTTCAGCTAGTAGGTACACAAATATCAGGTAATGTAAATGAGTTCCTTACGAATTTGGCAAAGAAAAAGAAGAGTGGTAATTTGCGTTTCTTTTCTGGTTGGAATGAGGGCTTAAAATATAATGGAAGTCACTTTGATATTATAACCTTTAAATTTAGTGACAGTGGATGGGTAGAGCAAAACGAAAACAGCCACCTCAGTAGAGTTTGATACATACTTAGAAGCCAAGGCTTACGTAGATGAGCATAACTTGGTGTATGAGGAGCCAAAGTATGGAGAATAAGCCATATAGATAAAAGAAGAAGGGTGAGTCAAAAGATTCACCCTTTTCTTATGCTGCAAGTAGAAGCAACAACATTAATCATACACCTTGAAGAACTTCTCGCACAGACTCCCCATCATATAGCATGGTTCCTCGCTCAGCATATCTATTCCATCCTGCTCACAGATATGCGCTACAACATGAAGAAGCTCATGACCTATTGTATTGATGATGCTGCCATCTGATTCACATTTTCCAATGGCAAGCACACTCCTTCTTTCGGATAGGTTGGAATAGGTAAGACCTCTGTCTGCACTCTGCTTAGTCAAATGTTCGTAGGCTTCCGATAAAGGATTTCCGTTGCAGCCAATATCCGAAAGAGCATGGCATATCTCATCGGCATCAGGTGGCTGATAACCTATAAAACATACTATGCTCCAATCGTACTTCGGGAGTTCAATCACTCTTCTCATCATAACACATCTTCCCAAGGGATAGGTACACCATTATGGCAGCAGTCGGCATAGAATCGGTTGAAGATGAAACCATCCTTCTGGTCGGCATCATCCACCATATCCTTGATAAACTGGGCTAGCTGCTCCTCATCCTTGATGGAAGACTTGTAGAAGTCTGCCCTCGCCATATTCGCCACATATACATGGTCGTAGCCTATCTTATTCTTTACCTCTACACCCTGACCAAGGAGAAGGGCATCCACCTTTTCCTTATCCCAAAACGAGACACTTACATCACGCTTGGAGGAAGGGTCATATTTGTACATCAGGCTCACCGCCCACTCGCACATCTTCTTGCTGAAATGATAGCCATTGTATCTGAGATAAGAAACCATTCCCTCAGGTTTGAGGTCATACATATCCAATGGCATTCTGCATTTTCCCATATTACTGAACTGAATATTAAAGGGAGTCTGGTTCCGACATAAATGTCGCTACCAAAACTCCCAAGTTAAACATTAGCGACCGCCACCATTGTAGCCGCCACCACCTCTTTCACCATAGCGGTTAGGGTAGTTCCAATCATCGTTCACGTTGTTGAATCTACGTCTGTTCTCACGCTCTTCACGTTCCTCACGCTCTCTTCGCCAATCGTCACGATAATCAGGCATACGCTCACCCATACGCTCCTGCTTCATCTTTTTCAGACAAGACATAGCCTTGCTGCCAAAACCAAGCATGGACTCGATGTTGTCATACAAATCATCGAACTTATCTTCTGTAATCTCAATCATTACCATAATCTTATGATTTTAAGTGAATAGATAGGAGATTACTTGCTCATGGTCTGCTGGAGCCATCCCATCATCTTGTCAATCTTGCCCTCAATGCCTGAAACCTTACCTTCCAGTTTATTGATTTTCTCGGTCTGTTCCTTATCCTTGGCTATCTGGGGGTTGAGTTGCTGTAGCATTCCCTCACAAGATTCTACTACTCTCTTGTTGTAATCTACGCTCTCCAGTATCGCCTTGGATTGTCTCAGCATGGCATCCACCTCTGCACTCATAGCATCCTTATTGTCGCTAACCACAAGGTTCTTGTCGTTGGCTATCTGTCCGTTTGCTGGCAGTTGCTTGAAATCCACTTCCTCATCACCCAGCTTCACCTTCACGTCCACTACGGTCTCCATAGGTTGAGGAGTAAAGCCGTTGTTAAAGGTAGGGTATTTCGTCTGAGGATTGCTTACTGAAACCACCTGACCGATTCGCAAGTTCGGGTTCTCGCCCTTGTCTAGGACATAGAATAAAGAATTAGTTCTTAAACCTTGAAACATAATATAATCTCCTATTATCTATTCTTGTTAAACAATACCCGACATTATCTGTAGGGTGTTAGTATCTCTCTCAAACCAGAACTGATAAACACCAGTTCCCTGCACGTCTGCAACCGTCAATGGTGCGCCATTATACTTGGTCACAGCCTGAGTACTTCCGTTGGTCTCGAAAAGGATAGGCAGCGTACCAGTCGTTCCAGTCGGAATAGCCTGCATCAGGTTTACGAAAATCGTACCTCTGTAGCTGGCATTCAGGAAGGCGTGGTTTTTGAACGAGAAAACAACATTGTTGGTGTTCACAACCACGCCCGTAGAAGCGATAGCTGCCGAACCATTACGATTCACCCTTGTATATGGTCTTAACCAAAACATAGCAGCCTCCTTTCTTTAACCCCAGAATCCGTTGTTAGCAGCATTCAAACCATACAAGCCAGCCTGATAAGCAACGCAGTTAGGAACCGCAGTAAATGGGCTGTAAGGAGTGGTCACGGTCTCAGGCAACTTACACTTGATACCAGCCACCTCGTTCTGCAAGCCAGCCAATACCTGATTGATAGGAGCCACAGCCTGACCCACAATCTGAGAGGTCATAGCAGAAGACTTGAAGGTGCTGTTCTCTTCACGAAGAGCATCAATCTTGTTCTGTAACTCTCTCATTTCAGCTTGCTTTTGTCCGTCAACGATGGTCTGAGTGCTATCCTTGATAGCGTTGTGCAAGTCACAAGTTTGTCTCTGAGTCTCGTAAGCTACATTGGCGAAGCCACGCTCCTGACCATTAGCTACATTGTTGATGGCATTCTGCAAGGTTCCAGTCTGCTGGCAGATAGCCATGCGGTTCTCGCAGCAGCAGTTGGCAATCTGTTGAGCAATCTGCATATTACCCTGCTGCAAGGCATTGATAGTCTGCATACCGCTCATACCCACCTGATTACCTACACTCTGAACCTGAGAGGTCAAGGCAGAAATGGCACTCTGAATCTGACCTTCGGTGCAGTTCAACTGGGTAGCCAAATTGCTGAGTGCATTGCGGTTGCCACCGATGGCATCCATCAGGAGACCACGACCATAGTCATTGTTAATCTCGTTTGCGAGACCACCACGACCATTATTGCCGAAACCTCCCCAGCCGTTACCTCCCCAGCCCATGAGGAAGAAAAGGAAGATTACCCACATGAACCATCCACCTTCGCCACCGAAACCATTGTTTCCCTTCATGGCAAGGAGGACATTTGGGTCAACACCCTGCTTCTGGAGCAGAGGCGCAAGAAGACCGAGCATCCCATTATTAGATGTGGAGCCTTCATTTCCGAATACATACGTTTTACTTTCCATATTATCCTGAATCTTTTGTTAAACATTAATTGATTAATACTACGTAACGTTACGAGTACAAAGATACGAATAATATGGATAGATATAGATAAACTCGTAAAAGATTCTATAAGTGCTTGATGAGCAAAGATTTATTGTTACGGAAAAGGTCGTAAATATACAGGAGGGGCGATTGGGTCTCTCCTATATATAATTAATGTGTAGCTATTACTAAATATGGATGCCGTACTTACGTGATAGCTTGTGGAAAAAAGCCTTCTTATTAGCGAAGTATCTGATGAGCGACTTATTCCACTTCTTTTCATGCCCGAACTGGTCATGGATGCCTTCGGGTATCTTGCCATCGTGAACATACTTCTCAAAGGAAGAGATAGACTTGCCCATTTCGTGAGCACACCAGCCCTTGTTGGCTTGCGTATCATTCATCATGGCAGTAAGAAGTGCCACAAGTTCCATATCTCCTTCCGACAGACCGCAAGGGATAGGCTTACCCTCTTCTTGGGCAACTGCTGATTCATGTGCCTTATCTGCGAGAGCACGAAGTCCAGCTTCGATGATGCTGTAATTTACTAATTGCGACATAAGCGTATAAAATTAAAATGAGTGTAATCAGGAACATATCACAATAGTACATCTGATTCGTGATAACGATGGAATCATACATGACGTGAATCACATTGACTCCTGCAATATAGAGAATCGGAATGCGCCACTCTACACACAATCGGTGCAACACCTGACCCTTCCAAAGAGAAATCGGGTAAAGAATGTAAGTGATGAAGTAGAAGAACCAGATAGGTTCCTCATTCTCTTCGTACCATAGTGTTATCTCCATTTTGTTGTCATAGAACTGAGATATACCATACCATCTGAAAAGCATGACCAATATAGGCGCATACTTGAAATAAAGCAAGTCAGTCTTAATCTTGCTGCGTTCGGGGAGAAGTTTCGTAATCTCTCCAATTAACTTCTTGACTCGTAGGTCTTCGTTTTCATCTTTTTTCATAAGCCTTCATTTTTTAAGTTTATAATGATTGGATAATCTTTTGCTGATGCAATCACCTGAAATTCAGATGTTCTTAGATGCTGCAAATATAAAAAGGAATAATGGAAACATAATAATTTAGGATATTTTTAATAGTTAAACTTTATAAATACTTACAGATTGATAGATTTACACAAGAAATAGAGGTAAAAAGTTTCAGATTGGAAGCATTATCCCCCGAAAGCCTAGAACTTTCAGGGGATAGTCATATATGTATTACTTCTCAGCCTTCGCCTTCTGGCTAGCCACAACTACCTTGTTAGCCTTCTCCAGCACGGCAAGAATCTTCTTTCTCAGTTCACGAATCTGTTTCATGTCCTCAGCGTTGTAGGCATCCTTGCCATCATCCAAGAAACCTTTCTTCAACTCGGATATCTCCTGCTTATCAAGAGAAATCTCGTCAATGGCATCAATGGCTGCCTTGTTGATGTTGTAGTAGGCATCGATCTCATTTGGGGCATTATCTACAATAGAATCATATCTAGTCTTGAATGAGTTTAACTTTTCAAAGAGTTGTTTCAGTTTCATATCCTCAAACTCATCCATAGGGGTAGCATGATTATTATATATGTCCTCAGCATTAAGTTGGTGTGGTCTGTACTCATCACCGCTCTCCTCAGCACGTTCCTTCTTTCTTGCCTCCTTGTAATCTTTTACATCTTTCTCATACAACTTGTAAGTCTTGTATTCCTCAGAGCCATAGAAACGTTCAAGCAGGGAATAATCTCCATCAATCTTAGCTTGTTTCTTCAACTTGCTAATTGTGTTGGAAGCACGGTCGTAGTATTCCTTCTTATCCCAGAACTCATCTCCCTGCTTTTTGCTGACTGGTCTATCATCAGGGTTGCTGACAAACTTGCTTACCAATGGAATATCAGCCACCTTGATTTCCTTCCGGTCATTGAGCGACTTGGTAAGCAAACCGAGCACCTGACTGCCCATGGTGTAAGCACCACCGAGGTAAGAAGACAAAACATGGTCAACCACAGCAGGGTTATTCAGATTGTATCTTGGGTCACCGAAAGCATCCCATTTGTTCTGCTGCACATTAGGATAGTCGTTTCCGATTGAATTCATCATCCTTGATGCACGAACCAACCAATCAGGAGTGCCCACGTATGCCTTGGTAAAGTTAGGGTCATACTTGTTGTACTCTGTGTCCTTGAATAATGGCTTGCCAGTGAAGTCAACATTGAAAGCCAACTCAAAAACTGGGCGAATAGCATTCGGCATCAGACTGACAGCAATATTGCCATCATAGCCAGTAGGGTCAAGCGGAAGCATATCCACAACCTGACCAACCAAATCCCAACCATAGTCTTCCCAACTCTCCTCAGCCAATTCGCCACCCATCATCTTGGATGCAATCATATCGCCCAAGCCATAGAAAGCACGGAACTCCTGAGCAAGAGGAATCTTCACGAACTCATGGGTAGTAGGAACCCACATAATAAAGTTGTTTCGTCTATCCCACTTAGAGAACTGCCAGTACTTCTTAGATATATCTTTGTACCAATCCTTATCATCATCACCATCGCCACCCAAAAAGGCAGCAGCCATCTGCATCAAGGCTGCATTAACGATAGGAACCAGCACACCGCTCGCTATCCACGATGCAGTTACAGCCGTGAATTTGAAAGGATGATGCTTGGCAAGCGCACCCAAGGTCTGCAAACTCTGTACTGCTGGGTTGATGAAGAGATAGAGATTTCTAATAGTCTGCCAGCTATGTTCTCCAGTACCCTTGCGGTTGAAGTTCAGGGTCACGTCCTTGGCATCATTCACCGCCTCATCAATGGAACGTCCATACTGAATAGAGGTCATGTAGACTGCAAAGCGGTTACTATCCTCAATCATTCTGTTCAGGAACTCGATACTATCCATGATTGTGTGACCAACCTTTACTGGGTTCGCCTTCCATCTATCCAAATCCTTCAAGTCGTTCTTGAATTTCTTCTTCAAGTCTTCCACGTCAAGCGAAGAGACAAAGCCAGTTTCACCACCATTCATCATGAAGTCATAGAACATCTGTTCCTTTGGTGTAGCGTTTCCGTTGTTTACCTTATCTCTCAACTTTCCGTTCTGAAAATCTCTCAGCATGAATCCGAGATTCCAAGAGGTAGCAAGATTCTTTCTGAGCAGATAGTTGTACTTTGCATCCTCACGGATAGCTGTAGATGCCAGCGTCATGGTCAGGTCTCGGAAGTAGTTGGAAGGGATGAAGAGAGGTGAAAGACTGGTATAGGCAGCAGCCATCTTTCTACCAACAACAGCAATAACCCTCTTACTGATACTATTTTTGATTCCTTCACTCACTCGGTGTGCTCTGGTATTGTTCATCGCCTGAGCCAACTGAGGGTCACCATTCACATAGATAACGTACTCCTCGCCATCCTTCATCACTCTTACCTCATGCTCTCTCTCCTCGCTGTGAGTCTGAGGATAGGCTATGTTCAATCCGTCTCTCTTCTGAGTAGCATCACCAGCCTGAGCCATCTGCTCCATCTTCTTCTCGAAAGCATCAATGGCAGCCTTCACCTGATTACTATTCATCTGAGAACTAATCTGCGGTGTAGCAGGAATCCACTCCTCGTTGCCGTTGGCATCCGTACTCTTCACATACCAAGCCTTGCTCAGGGTCAGCAGGGAAGTTGGATGATTCTGAGCCAAGAGCATCAGGTGTTGTTTCACCCAGTTCTTGTTGTTGAGCAGGATTCCGCTCTCTGCCATATTCTCGATGTATGCGATAGGGTCATCAGCGATAGAGGTTCGTCCATGTGCCTTCTTCAAGGTCTGATTGAAAGCACCCTTGCCGCCACCGATATAGTCCCATACTTGGTCGGCAGTAGTGCCATCCCAGCCACGAAGAGGAATATAATGGCTATACATATCTCGCACATACTGATAAGTATCTTTGCTCATCATGCCAGCCTTATAGCCATCACGGAGAATCTTCTTGGTAGCCGCATTCGTTGCATCCCAGAGGTTGTGAGTCTCGGTTACATACTTATCCTCAATATCCTTTACCAGTTTGTGGGCAGCTTCCTCAAAGTCTGAGCCGTCAAAGAGAGCAGACAAACCTGAGTAATCGTAGGCAATACCATTCTTGTCGTAGCGATAGTCCATATAAGATGGAGAATATTTCACCCTGAGTGCATTGTCTCTCTGTCTCCAAGTAGTGAAGTCTACTCTGCCAAACTCTAGGTCGCTATCATTAATGATACGGTTCATATCGCCCTTGTAAGCCTTGTATGCCGCACTTCTCTGAGCCACGTCCTCAAAGTCAGCATCCAGTGACTTCTTGAAAGCCATCTGAGCATCACGCTCCAAACCATGCTTAGCCATCATGTAGATACGTACATTATCATAGCTGTCACCAAGTATCTTCTTCATCTGATGATAAGCCTTTCTAAGTGGCTGCAAGAACTCGTTGTTGTATTCCTCAAACTCGTTCTTGCCCTTGCCATGACTGCGGTTCTCGGCAGTATAGGCATCCTCAGCCATGTTCAGGCGGTCAACACCCACTTCCTTCATAATAGCTTCCTGAGCCTTGCGGATAGCCAGCATACTATCTTGGAAGGCGATACGTTTCAGAACAGAACCACGCTGCAACTCTCGGTTGAACTCTCCAAGGGCAGTATCATCACTCAGAAGATGCTGCTCGTATGTTGGAGCAGTCTTCCACAGAGCCATCTGCTTGCGGTACTCGTCCACTCTCCTCAGGAAATCAACAGCACTCTCGCCAGCGTTGCGTTGTGGGATGGTTGGTCGCTGTGCATCCTTTGGCAGATTATTATCCTTCTTCCACTGGTTCAGGTCATGCTCAAACTGGTCGTAGCGCAAGGAGAATCGGGTATTCCCCACGATATTGGCATTGTTCTCATCGAATATCACATAGTTGTAATCGCCTTCTACAGCACCTCCATGAATCATACCAGCAGGGTACTTGATACCGACAAAACCAATTTCACTCAAAGCCCTTGATGCTAATTCTGCACCATACGAAGGTCTTTCACGGTTGAAGAAGTCTTCCAAAGCATGATAAAGTTCTTCACCTTTTAATGTAGGAAGTTTCTGCATACCATTTTCTGGCGATTCAAGTTTCATTTGGGTGATACGCTCAATCCTATCTATATCATATCTCGCTCCACCATCTTTGAAATACTCGTTTTCATTAAATCCATGATGAGTTATTTCCCAAAGTCTGTACCATTTTTCCAATGGGAAGTTTTGAGACTCATTCCATCCAAGGTAATTTTCACCATTATCATCAGGAATATCCACATCATAACGGTTGGCATTTCCCTGAGTCAGATAGTCTTCATCAAGGGAATCAATCCACTTCAAACCTTCCTTATATTCTGCAAGTCTATTCTTCAAGTTCTGCTCATATTCTGTTCCCTTCTCTCTATCCTTCAAGTTTTCAAGGGTACGCTGAATATCGTTGGCATCAGCACCAACACGTTTCTTAGCAAACTCCTTGGCACTTGCCACACTACCGCCAGTAGCCACATCGTTCACCATTTCACCAAAGACTCTTCTCTTGAAAATATCGCCCTTCACCCCATCAGGGTAGCGCATATTCTTATAGAGGTCTTCCATCTTTCTATTCTTTGCTCTCTGGGCATACTCACGTCCAATCTTGCTAGAGTTTGTAACATACACACCATGTCCGAACGTCTCGCTTCCTTCGCCCTCCAAGTCATGAGATAAATCGAACTTGTCAAACTTTGCACCAGTACCATGATAGGTACGGATGCTAAACTTAGGGTCAGAGCCAGTAAGCAGAGGAGCAATAACATGTTCCGTCAACTGGGTAGGGATTCCGTTGCCGATGATGGTATGGCTCAGGTTCTCGGAGAATGGCATCTTGTAATCATCGCTCACTCCTGATACTCTTGCGAGCACTCTACCCATGGCACGATACACCTTGCCATCAGGCATCACAATCACATCACCGCTCTTGGTTCGGAGCGTTGGCAGCAGTTCATCTGCAAAGGCATGAGGAACCTTTCCGTCAGCATAGGCACTACCCATCACATATAATGGCTTGTCTATGTTTCTCCAGTCAATGCCATCAGCCTTCAAGCGAATATCCATCCAGTTAGCCACACCATTCTTCTTCTCGGTCAGAGTCGGGATAATATCAGCCACAGCTTCATACCATCCACTCTTGCGTGCCATCTTCTCAGGCTTGGCAGGGAGTTTTCCATCACGAACCGCACGGACAATCAATCTCTCTCGGTTGGTGTAGCCGCCATAGTCAGCAGCGTTATACACATCTGCATCCCAAGTGTAGCCGTTGGCATCCAGAGCATCGGTAATAGTCTTCATGGCATCTGAATCCTTATATCCCTTCACATTCTCAATGGTCACCACCTTTGGCTTGATAGCATTGATGAACTCGGCAGTACTAGCAGCAGTCTCCTTGTCAAGTTCCACCTCAGCATGGTTACTCTTCGCCTGAGAGTAGTTCTTGCAGACTGGGCTGGCATGGAAGTACTCCACCTCGCCATCAATCTGCTTAACCAACTCTCTTGGGTCAACATCACGAACATCAGCCGTAACGATGTGCTGCCCGAAGTTGTTTCGATAAACACCACTTATCTTCTCGTCATACTCTACTGCCACCACTGGGTCGATGATACCTTTCAAGCCTTCCTCAACAAGACCGCCACCGCTAAAGTAGGTTCCAGCCTTTATGAGAGTGCCATCAAGGTTCTTCAAAGAAAACTTAGGGTCACGCTCTATAGCTTCTGCAATATGTATAGCCTTCTTGTTGGCTTGTTTCCATCCCTCTGGTTTCTCCATCATAGATTTCAAAGAGAAACGGATGTCATTATTGTCGGCAGAGAAATCACCATTGTTATTCTCGGCAGACTTGATTTGGTTGGCATCCAGAGCACAATAGGAAATCTTGGTAGGCTCATAGCTATCATCCACCTCTTCAACAAAGATGGCTCCATCATAGCCTTTCTCCTTAATCTTGTCAGCCATGCCCTCTTCATCCATGATACCCCAAAGATTGTCCTGAGTGTCCATTCCCACCATGTACTCCCAGCCAGTCACATCTTCGTAGATTCTATCATAGTCTTCGCCAGTCAAATCCATCGGTCTTCGGATATTCAGGAAGCAAGGAACCACATTAGCCTTGCCGCCACGATGTCTAGACGAATTGGATGCAAATTCCTCAGCTAAGCCCTTATCAGGAGAGAAGAAGAATCCCTCAGCCTTCACCTTGTCTTCAAGCCCCATAATAAAGCGGACACCCTCCTTCTTCTCAAAGGTGTTGAACTCGGCACTTCTGCCATGCCAAACCACCATAGGCTCGCCATTCTCATCCACCACCTTGGAAGCATTCTCAGGGTCATTCTCCCAATCACCGAACCAGTTCTTGAAGTTGGTAGTACGGACGGTTGCCCATTGTTCTGCATCCAGTTTGGTCTTCTCACCATTAGGAGCAGTCATATAGGTACCGTTTGCCTTGGCATCAGCCACAATCTTCTCCTTTTCTTCTTTCAGAGAGAAACGGATATTGTCGCTACTATTGATAGCTTCATTGAAGGCACGCTTTCGGTCTGCATCGCTCTTTTCGTCATACTCAAATATTGATACACCAGCATTCTTCAATGCCTCCTTCACCTCTTTCTTGGTAGTAGTAGGAACAACAGCAGCAGAGAACTCGTCAAATCTAACTGGACGTTCAAACTTAGTCTCAAAGTACATGGCAGGATGCTCTTCCTTGATAGCCTTAACCATTTCCTTCAAGCGTTTCGTGTCCTCATCTGAGAAGTCCACATTGTATTCCTTCTTCAAATAGGCTTGTGGGTCACTTGTCATTGCCGCCTCAGAGAGTCTTGCCAAACCATAATCGTCAAAAGTTCCAGTTGCATCAGGCTGGCACTTCATGCCAAGTTCAAAGAATACATTCGACCACTTTTCTCTGAATTTATCAAATTTCTCTCGGTCAGAAGTCAACAAACCTTTCTTGGAGCGAATATCCTTCAATGTTCCATAAGAAGGCATCAGTCTTGCAGCAAAGTTTTGGAAAGATACAGCCGCACCAGTTGCACCATTTCGTCCTTGCTTCTTCATCAACTTTGAAACATTCTCCAAGGTGTTTGGCACATATCTACGATTGCCGCTAGGAGTAAAGCCATCAAAGATTACCTCCTTAATGCCATATTCCTTTTCCTTACCTTCCAGCCAAGTATTGAACTCATCTGTCAGGTTATTGGTCTTGATGTAGTCTTCAACCTCATTAAGCGTAGCATTCGTATCAACGCCACTCTTACGATGGTCATACTCTACATCACGGACGAAGGTCTGCACACCCTTATAGTTGAAACCATATTCATCATATAGTTCAACATTCTCCTTGGCAATGGCATATCTCATTCCACCCTTAGCACCAGCATCAACGATAGACTTGTTTCTTTCCAGCCAAGCCTTGGTCTTCTCCTCATACAAATCCTTATCGCCATCAAACTTTGCCTCAATGTACATATCCAAGACCTTCTGAGCATCAGCCTTGCCGATACCATAGATATTGAAGTCTCCAGCAGTAATAAACTTCAACTCGTTATATGCTTCATCACTAAACTTAGGCTGAATCTTCTTCGGTTCAGGAGCCACACCCTTCTCATGAAGGAAGAGATACTTCAAACCTGAATTGGCGTCCCCATCTAGCCATCGGTAGATACCATTTCTTACTTCATGTTGCATTTCCTTCGGAACGGATAACACATCTTTGTTTACTTGCTCTGAACCCTTATCGCTTATATGTCTCTCTACTTGCGGATAAGTAGGAGTATAAGCATCACCTTGCCAAGTACCTGCATTCTTTCCAGTTCTCTTAGCAATCTTATCGGAAGGCAGAATCAAGGAAATGCCACCATATGCCTTATGGTCTTGCCTACTAGAGTCAATGAATGCCACAGACGGATTGGCAAGACCACCTTGTTTGATAGCCTTCAACAGCTTCTCTTCTGATATATTATGCACTCCTGCAAGAGTTTTTTCGTCCTTCAATGAGAAACGCACATCCTTATTCTTCTCATTGAATCTCTGAGACAAAGGAATCACATTACCATTATCATCATAGGTAACGGCATCAAGCAACTTTTTGTTGTTCTTGCTGTTCTTATAGGCGAAGTCTGTATCATTGATATAATCTTCCTCACGACCATAGCCCCATTCTGCAATATCGTTGCCATCAAACCACACATCATCAACAGGAACTTTTTGTTCGATGATGTTGTAATCGTCACCCCATCCATGCAATTTTGCATTATCAACAGCATAAGCACGACTTGGAGTAACCCAGTCACCATTTCGGAAAGAACCTTCCTTCACATCAGAAGGAACACTACGATACATTGTAATAGTATTAGCTTTCTTATGAATAGCATTACGAACGTTATCAATAGCATCCTTACGCATAGGGTCAGCTGCACGATAAGATGCGGCATTAGTCAACTCCTCCAAGTTGCCGCCATCAATATCATCATTGATATAATCACCAAGAGTTGATTCACCTTCAAACTCGCCATTATCCCAAGCCTCCTTGCGTTCGTCCTTTGTCAAGAAGTAACCATTACCCCAAGGTGCAGCACCATTGAAGGCAGATGTACCTTGATAGCTGGAATCTGTGGAATAGCCAGCTGCATCGGCAGCTTCATTCACCATCTTCTGAGCCTTTTCCATATTGCCATCTTCCACCGCTTTCAGGTATTCTTCATCTTTCAATGAGAATTTTGTGCCATCACTATCAACTTTTTCGCCATTTTTCTTGGTAGTTTCAGAAGAATTGTCTATCTTTGCAGCAGATTCCTTGGATTGGGAGAGAGCTGTGTCACCTCCCAACGAAGAAGTGGCAGTGTCCATACTCTTGCCATTTTCCAAGGATTCTCTTTTCTCGTATGCAGTCAACAACCATTGTTCTCTAGGTTCACCCTTATACTCCTTACTTACAACAGCAAAGTGTGTAGGTGATTCCAACTTGATACGATTATCGCTTTCCTGAACAACCTCCATACTATCTATGATAGACTGCAAATTGTCAACGACCTCAGGATGCTTTCTCAGAATCTTATCAAGACCGGTCTTTTTATCTCCCCATACCAAAGATATATCACCAATAGTATGATGATGTAGCGCAGCAGTTGCCTCACCGCTACCAAGTTTCTTCAAAAACTCTATAGCTGCTTTAGCTTTACCACGGAACTGATTGTATATATTTCCGAAAGCACCAACACCAACTGGCTTGATTTCAGCAACCCCAACTTTAATGTTGCTCATGCCATCAATGAGGTTATCAACCATACCATAGCTATCAGCCACCGCCTTCTTCAAAGCAGCAGGAACCTCGGCAGGAACATCTTCCTTTCTTCTCATTCGTCTAACCACATAGTCAATAGCTTGGGCAGCATCAGAAGTGAAGATGCCAGTCTTGTAGTTGTATGACTGGGCATTATTCAAGCCGTAGCCTACATCATGTGTCTCATGTGGGAGATTCTGCAATTCGGTCAGCACCTCTACCGCCTTGGCATTGTCGGCAATACCATTCATGTTGCCAATGGCAGCACTAACAATCTGGTCAGCCTCATCATCAAGCAACCCCTGCTTAGTAGCAGAAGACTTCACTTCATTGTCCGAGATATTAGGATATACCTCAGTAGGATGAGCCACACGACCATCAGGCAAAGTGATATAGTATCTTAGTGGACGATTGGTTATATCGCTCACTACATAGCTATCAGCAGTTGGCTCATATACTCTCTTCTCCTTGCCGCCAGCAGTCTCTTCGATGTGATAAGGAACACCATTCACCTTATAGGCATCCTTCAATGTAGAAAGAACTTCCTTCTTCTCTTCATCGCTGAGTTTCTTGCCAGCTTCAAAGCGGACTGGTTTTGACTTCAATGAGAACTTAGGAGCATCAGCTATCTCCTGATTGATGCTGTTCACAACATCATCAGTAACAATATCGCCCTCCTGAATCTGCTGAGGTTCACGTCCAGCATTCTTTACAAGTTCTGCTTGCTCTGCTCTGGTCAAGATACGGTTCACCTTCATCGCACCAGTAATCACCCAAGGGTCAGTCTCAGGGTTCGGGTTTGTACGATACATATAATAGCCATCAGTAGGCAGATGTTTCAAGCCAGCCAATGAATGCTGATACTTGCCCGATGGATTGATACCCTCTTGGCGAGCTTCCTCCTGATAATCAACATCAGCAGCATACTCCACCTCAGCGAAGACGAAGTTCTTAGGGAAGAGAGTCTTATTTCCCTCAGCATCCTTGCGGTTGAACTGGATAGCGTAAGGCACTACACCAAGATGCCAGCCGGGTCTATAGGCTAGCTTACCGCTACCGCCTTGTGTGCCCTTGCCGCCCTGCTTTACCTGAGGTCTGCCAGTCTTGCTTTCTCCTGCAATAGGAGCCGCATCAGCATCGAGCCATACACCAACTGGAGTAGCAGCACCATCAGGGTTCGCTACCATAGGTGGATAGAGTTTGCCATCCTTCAATACGAACACCTTGTAGCCGATACCCTTCTTCTTAGGCTCAGGCTTCTGACGGAGAGAGAATGAAACATCTTCGCCAGTCTCAGAGTTTGTCACCTGACCATTTGCAGTTTCAACGTAAGCCTTTTCTACAATACGCTCCAAAGCATCTACAGACTTGTAGAAGTCACCATATAACAGACTCTTTATCTTCTGTATAGCATGAAGAATCGTTCCCAAAATAGGATGATTGAGACGAAGAGAGAACTTTTGTGCCAAGTCAAAGTCATTAATGAACTTTCCTAAGTTATCAGCAACAACCTCCTCAACGTAATCATCAACATTGTTATATCCAGAGATACCATGGTAGTTTTGATAAACCTTAGCCAAGTCTTCCTCAAACTTCTTTTTTGTTGTTACAGCCATGGCAACCTTAACGAGTTCTTTGTATGCTTCAGGATTCTTCTGCTTGATTGCATGAGTCATTTCGTGACCAAAGACAAACTGGGTAGCCTTCTCTGTGTCCAGAGCAAGATACATGGTTCCATTCTCAATCCAACCATTTGACCTTGCACCCATATAGAGGAACTGAACCTTCAATCCCATCTTCTTACACAATTCCTTAATAGCCTTGTGTACGTGTTTAGGCATATCAATATCCAAGATGTCCTTATCGTCCACCTTGTTGTCACTGATAAGTCTCTGTCTGTCTTCATTGTCGTTTATATCATACGTCTCACCGCTCTTTCCTCCTTCGATTTCAAACGGAACCTTATCCTCGCTAAGTTGCAAACCAAGCGGATTCTCGTCCGTTGCATCCTCAGGAACCTCAGGAGTATTTATATTATCATTTATATTGTCATTTATGTTTTCATTATCCGATTCATTAGACAAATCATTAGATTTATTATCCGATTCATTATCCAACTTCGCCTCTGACTTCGCCTTCAACTCAGCCTTTTCATCCGACTTCGCCTTCAACTCGGCCTCTGGCTCAGCCTTATGCTGCTCAGAATAGGCTGCATCCTCCTGAGCACGTTTCTGCTCTTCAAGTATGCTCTCTGCCTGAGCAATGCGAATATTTTCAACAAAATTTCTAGCTTCCGATGCCTTGAAACCGCTATTGAGTACACCGATAAGTGCGTTACGAATATCCTGAGTATCGAGCGATTCAAGATTGGATGGACGATTCTCCCACAAGCTATGAACGAGCGCATCAATAGTAGTTCCCTTACCATCAGCAGCGAGCAACTGAGTTTTAGAAAAGTCTTCTCTGCTCAATCCAGTCTCTTGCTTAACACCCTTGCTTGTCTCTGTTCCCTCATAGTTGAGAGAGTGAGCACCGAGGTTGCTAGCCACATACTCTTCAGCAGTAAGCGGAATCGTATCTGTCACGTCAATGCCAGTACCATCATACAGACGATGCAGGAGTGAACCGATTGTCTCTTTATAGAGTTGAGCAACCGACTCAGCATCATCCTTCACAGCACTCTTCAAGCGAGCGAACTTTCTTCTTGCTTTCTCAATAAGTTTCTTTCTACCCTCAGCAGTATCTTCCACCTTGGCAAGTTGTCGCTCATTATAAGCATCACGGATAGCGATAGCTGAGTCATAAGCCGCCTGAGCATTAGCAATAGCCTTCTCCTTGGCATCCTTGGCAGCCTTCTGTTCCACGAAAGTCTTACCCTTCACGGTCATGTTGCTAGCCTTGTCGAGTGCCTTCTTTGCATCAGACACATATCCAGATACGATACTATCTGCATCCTCACCAAACTGAGTATCATACAACTCAGCAGTCTGTGCGGCTGTCAGCTTCGAGAAGTCAGGATTGCCATCCTCCAGCATAGGCACGATGGTTCCATCTTCAAGGGTAATGGCAGGAGCAGCAGGAGTCTGTTCTGTCGCAGGAGTCTCAGCAGATTCAGGAGCAGCAGTTTCCTCAGAAGGAGCAGCAGTTTCCTCAGAAGGAGCAGCAGTCTCGCCCTCTATTGTCGGAGTCTCCACCTCTATCTCCCCTATATTCTCCCCACTATTATCCTCTATCATTGAGGATTCAGGCATAGCTTGTTTGTATTCATCGAGTGACATAGAAGAGATTGTAGCCACATCTTCTTTGTTCACAGCATGAGGAACAATAGTACCATCACTCTTCAACTCAACTACCTTAGCCTTAGCACCAGCATCACGAATGAGGAACAATCTAGAGTCAGGATATTTGGTATTACCATCCTTGTCGAGCACATCAACGAGCACCACGTTACCATTATCATTGAGAATCTGATTGAAGTCAAACGAAGGTTGAGACTGCTCAGTCTCCTGAGTCTGCTGCTCTGCACGTTCTTTCTCCATCTGCTCACGCTCAGCCTTGGCTGCTTGCAATCTCTGCTGGTCATACTCATCCTTCATCTTCTGCAACTCTTCAAACGAGACTGGAATATTTACATTCTCACCATTGACAAGTTCAGTAGGTACGTTGCCATCAATAGTAATCATTGCAGTACCATCACCATTATCAGCCAGCACTTCATAAGTATGTTCTGTACCATCAGTATCAATCAGATTGAACTGAGTACCTACCTCAACAACACCATCAATGATACCAGTAGTTTCTTTGATAGCCTTCTCCTTGGCATCAGCCATAGCCTGACTTCTCACTTCATCAGCATTCTCCTCACTACCCAGTTCAGCAAACATCATGGCATCAGCATGTTCAACCGTATTAGTAGTTGGGTCATAATACAGAATCATATCATCACTATTACTAATATCAATAGAACCATCTTCATGGGTAGCAATATTACCATTGATGATATATACACCATAATCTTCCAAGCCGCCAGTAGCCTTGATGGTAGCATTTCGGATTGTATTACTAGACTTGTCTGTGTACATGTCAACCGCTTGAGCTGCTCTCTGCACTTCCAAGTCTATCTGGTCTCTTGCGTTATCAATCACACCTTCATAGCGAGCAGTAGATAACTGGTAGTCATAAATAGCCCTATCAATATTATCATCACGACCAGAGAGTGCTTCAAGTTCCTCATCACTCATGGATGCCAACTGCTGCTCTGATATACCGATAAGTTGGGCAAGAGACTTCTGTTTGTCTTCTTGGTCTAGCTGAATCTCATGTGTATCATAGCCGTAAGCATCACGACCCTGCTGGTATGCCTGATTCTTCTCCATATTCTTCACAGAAACACCTTCACCCTTGTCTTCAACTGCCTTCTTTGCAGCAAGCATGTTGCCGATGTCATAGCCACGCATGATGAGCAAGTTCTGAATATACTCACGCACTGGCTGTCTGTTCTTACCAAGAGCAACATCACGATTGATTTTGTTTACCATTTCAGGCATATCATCGTTTGTTGTAGCATCAATCTGATTACGGAGTTCTTCCCACTTCTCCTTACCGAGCAACTGAGACAAGTTTACATCAGCCTTGTCTAGCTTATGCTTATAGTAATAATACTGCTTGGCATTATAAGCATGGAAAGGAGCAACAGCACCCTTCATCAATCCGATAGACAAGAGCATACCACCCCATATCTGTGACTGCTGCTTTTCATCCCACAAGTCTGAGATTTTGTTATCACCAGTAAAGACCGTGTTGGCGATGATACCCAACTCTTCCTCCAGAGACTCACCGACAATGCTATTGAGTTCCACCTTACCAAGTGTTCTGTCAGCACCAGCCTTCAAGTATCTTGCATTCTTTGAAACCTTATTATTAAGCAAGAAGTCAATAACCTTGGAAACATTCTCCATGTTGTACTTGTTGATAATTTTCTTGCCACCTTTGGTAACGAAGTTCTTCAGGGCAGTACCCACAGCATCAATGCCACCGCCAGCCAACTCAGTAGCAAACTCAATGGTCTGAGCCGCATCACCTTTTACAAGGGAAGTAAGGAAGTCTTCACCTCCTTCATGCACAAGGTTACCATCACTATCAAATGTACCGAACTTGTAGCTGCCCTGCTCATCCTGATAAACCTGACCAGTATATCGGTTAATTACATCGTTAGCAACATTTCCAAGACCAACCGTATTGGCTTGGGCAGCACCTACAATTCCATACTGGACAGCCTTGCCGAATGCTTTGGTAGTAAGACCAGTTACCTTACCTATATAGTTTGCGATATGAGCACCAGCCATTCCAGTAGCTTTCTCCATAGTACCCAATGCCACCTTTGAAGCTGTACCCTGCACGACCTTTCCAATAACATTACTCATACCCTTGGAGAATCCTGCACTACCAATCTGCACCATAAAAGGAGCCATATTAGTAGTGATAACACCACCAGTATACATCCATCCCTGATTGTCACCATACTGACTCTGTGCATTACTATTCTTTACCGCTTGCTGCATCAGCATATCTCCAGCTTCCGTATGAACACCATTATCCAAATCCTGCTTGGTCGCAAGCAAGGAGCCAGCATTGATAAGGTCAGACGCACCGCCAGTCAGGAATCCAGTATCTTTGGCAGCATCATACATTCCTCTAAAAAAAGAATGATTGTCAAAGATTGCACCATTTCTTGAATCCTGCTCCAACTGCAAGAGTTCTCTTCTCTTACGATTGTAGTCACCAGCAGCAAGAATTTGTCGGGCTTCTGTATTCTCCAAGATACCATTGTTGGTAGTAACACTATGAGGAGTACCAGCGATACCGCCACCCCTAGTCATATTGCCCCATACGCTACCGACCTCATCAGTAGAACCAATGAAGGACTTGAACATATCGCTAATCTTTGCTGCATCCTTGTCGGCATCAGCTATCTGGTCATGCAGTTCATTCTCCCAGTTCTTTGTTGTCTCCTGAGCATACTCTCTATCAAGGTCTTCTGCGGTCTTGGCAGGAGTAATAGCAAACTCCTTTCCAGTTGGCTTACCTTTCTGATTTACAACCTTTGCGATTACTGGCTTACGAACATTATTGGTTGCCCTTACTGCCTGACCAACCGCCCGATTTGAAAGGTTATTCAACCCATTTTTATTTGGGTCAACAGAATCAAACATCTTTTGGCGATACCTATTTACCGTAGGAGTATTCGGATTCTCACCGATTTTCAAAGCCCTAGATGTTGTACTATTCACTGGAACGAAAAGATTCTTATAGAAGTCTTCATAAGTATCAGGAACATCATAGTTACTATCCTTCAAGGATTGATACAATCCTCTTCTACTCTTTGCTCCTGCATTGCCAGCCTGAGTTAACGTCTTCTGAAAGCTAGCATAGCTATCAGGAACATCATACTTACTTTCTCTCAATCCCTTATAAAGGGAGTATAATGGTTTGTATTTTGGCATATTATCTATTATTTTATCCAATTAACACCTGTCTTCTTCTTGCCACCCTTGTTTGATGATGACGTATGGTTCTGTTTACCCTTACCATGCTTACGCTGATAGGCTATCTTCTGAGCCTTCTTTCCTGCTGCCGTTTTAGGAGAGTAGCCCATTTTCTTTACCTCCCTTGCAGCCTCAGCCATGCCCTCAGGGTCTTTTTCCATCAAATCCATATACTCATCAACCTCTCCTGAGTAGGAGCCAGTTCGAGAACTGCTACTACCCGACTTATTAGCACGAATACGACCAGTTTCAGCATTCATACGTTGTATGGCCTCTTGTGCTTGCCAATGAGAAATCTGCCCATCAGCCAGAGCCTTCTTGATAGCCAAGACTGCCTTCTTGTAATCAGCATCAGTCTGATACTTCATCTTCGACAAGTCAAGTCTTCTGTTACCTTGGTCAATTCTCTGCTGCCCTTGGTCATTCTTCACCTTGTTGATTTCGTTCTGCATATCGTGATACCTCATTTGCTCAGCGAGAGTCAGGTTATTCTTCCGAGCTTCCTCATCAAGAGCGAGTGCCCTCTGATACCCAGCCAGCCATGATGCCCGATTCTTTTCTCTCTGAGCATCCATATATGCCTTGCGTTTATTCACCGCCTTAGTCATATCCGACTCAGGATTGTGTACCACCTTGGCACCATTCGTAGCAAAGAAAATATTGGCGAGCGCACGAAGACCATCACCAGTAGCAGCGATACGAGCCTTTGCACGCTCCTTCTTCTCTCTATTCGCCCTCTGCTCAGCGGTCTCATTCATTTCAGGATTCAGCATCTTATACATATCAGCATAAGACAACTGCTTAGGCTGAGGTTTCGACTCCTCCTTCTTCACGATAGGGACAGATGGTTTATCCTCCTCATCACTTGGCGCACCCTGATTCACATCTACCCCATTGGCGATGGCTTGTTGAGTAGCGATAGTCTTCTCTCTAGCCGCCTTCATCGTAGGTGTTTCATTCTGAGGAGTAGCAGCATTCATCTGGTCAACCTTCTTTCCAGCCGCATCAAGTTGCTGCTGGGTGAAGACTGGAGCCTGAGTCTGTGCCACCTTCTGAACGGCATCCACCCCACTCTGCTGCTTGTTGAGCACACTCTGTGTAGTCTTCAAGCCATTGTTGTTTCGTAACATATCTGATGCTTTCATAGGCTATGCTTTAATCTTTTGAAGTTTAGCCCCAAGGCTATTCAGTTCACCCTCAGAAGGAAGAGAAGTAGCCTTCGCCTTTAAGCCGAGAACATCATTGGAGTTCTTGGCAATACCATCCAACTGCTGCTGAGTCACATTCATATTCGGAGCCTTCTTTGCTCCAGCACCACTATCAATAGTTGCAGCGATGTTGGCAGCAGTACCAGCCACACCTGCAACCGCATTGGCAGTATCGGCAGCCTTCTCAGCATCAATACTCATCTGCTGGTTCTGTAACTTATTCTTTCGTTCTCTATACTGCTGTTCGATGGTATCCTTTCGCGCATCATTAGCAGCTACAATCTGTGAGGTAGTATCAGCAAGAGTCTTGTTGTTTGCCTCCTTTACCGCAGTAGTGGAATCCTCAGTACCACCCATCACCGCTTGTCTGCCCTTAGCTGCCTTGTTTCTGTTCTTAATCTGCTCCTGCATCTGAGTGAGCAAGCGAACCGTATCAGCACGCTTTGTCGGGTCGGCATTGTATGTTCGGTCATACCATGCCTGATTTTCTCTCTGTTGCTGGGCAATCATCTGCTCCTGCTTACGTCTCGCCTTGCGGTTAGCTATACCGCCAGCAATACTGCTTGCAAGCCCAAGCCCAGCACCTATTAATGCACCTATCATATATATGAAAATTAAAATTATTAATAATGGTACAAAGATACTGATACCATCCGAGATTCGTATTTTATCCGTTTATTTAGGTAGGTAAGTTAACGGATAAAGTTTCCGTTTGCCGAATAATTACTATCTTTGCAGCAAAATAGTTTAGAAAATGGCAGCAGATAGAAATACAAAAGGTCAGTTCGAGAAAGGTCGGGCAAAGACTGGAGGTAAGAAGAAAGGTTACGAGTCTCCTATCAACAAGGAGTTTCGTGAGTTGTGCGCCGACTTTTCTAGAGAGGCATGGGATGATTTCATGGCAGCTTGGTATAAGTGCGAGCCTAAGGATAAGGTGGCATCATTCATCAAGATACTGGAGTTCAACTGCCCTAAGCTACAGACCGTCACTCTTGACGATAAGCGTGAGGTTCACAATGCCCTCACCGATAAGTTGAGACAGATGTCGGAAGAGGAAGGATAAAATGTAATTCATAAGAAGAACGTTTGTTTTTTTCATAGGTTTTTGGTTTATAGGTTTTAAGATTGTTAGGATAATAAAATAGGGAATGCGTGAGCACTCCCTATTCTTTTATTCACTATCAGCGACAACCTCTCGCTCTTCTATCCCCAACCATATCCGTCTTGGAACCACGATTCACCGATGATGGTTTATACCTAATTCCTGAACCATTGACATGAGAAGCATCCATTCCTTCTCTACTAGATTTTCCATACATTTTATCATGCTTATAATTATGTCTTGCTAATTCACGTCTCTTAGCCATTTGGGACGGACTTTTCTCAAATTTGCTATCATAGAGAGCCTTTTTTCTCCTTGCCTCAGGATGAGAACGATAGAATTTTGCAGATTCTGATACCATTGTTCTTTAATTTAGATATTTCCATTTAAAACCATAACTTTGCTTGCGATTTCCTTCACAGCATTGTCTTACATTACAACGAATATAACCAAAACTTCTTTGTATTTCATGCAAGGAAGGATATATACCAACGAGTTTACCATCTAAAGTATATTGAGCAATCTTTTTGGACAACTTCTCGTTATTCAAACGTTTCAAACGAGCACGTTCAACTCCTGTTCCATAATTTATATTATATTTTGTTGTACACCATTCTAGATTCAAAACATTATTGTTCTTTTTGTTTTCATCTTTGTGATTAACGACATTATATCCATTTGGATTTGATATAAATGCCTTTGCCACTAAACGATGTATATATGCACGAGCTTTTTCATTTGGGAGAGATAATCTAACATAAATATAACCATTACGGGAAATTGAACCTTTCATTATCTTACCTTTACAAAGCATCCGTCTAGAATAGTTCTCGTTACCAAAATCAACAACTCTGTCTAATGAACGAACTCTTCCAAAACTAGAGACCTCATAAATTCCTTCGTAGCCCTCAATAGGTTTCCATACTTCTATCTCCATATCTATCTCCAATAAAGTTCACGATGCTCCTTCTTCAACAAATCGCCAGTTCTGCACCACCAATCATTCGGACTCGATTTAAGATACTCCTCAAACTCTGGGCAGTTCTGTTCATGAGTAAGGATAGGATGAGAGGTAGGCTTGAACTGATGCACACACAGCAAGTCTGCATGATTGCCACCATAAATTCTTGGCGGCATAACATCTTTCGCCTGATGCCACACCTTGTTGAGGTCGATGAGGTAAACCCCATCCAGTTCCTTCAAGACATTACCAATCTTACCAAGCACACGATTCAGGGTTTCTGCCCTATCCGTTCCACCCTTAGCAATCAACCACTGGGCATCACTCAGGGCACTTCTAATCAACATATCAAGTTCCATAAGCCAAAATTTATTTG